TCTGTATAAATTCTGCGAAAGTTACGATTGGTTTAACCGCCAGCACCTGGCAAGATTCGTGTTTCAGCACAAAGAGTGCGAGCGGCTCGCGAGAGCCGCAAACATGACGCCGCGCCGATTCGCTACCAGCGTATCAAAGGAGTTTATCGCCAGGATGTGCACGCTTGGGTACTTGAATTTGGATAAGGGGATCGCTTCATCGAAAGGAGCGCATAAACGCCCTGAGCGGTTCGAGCTTTACAGCCTTGAAGGTGAATCTAACCGATACATTTACGAAATGCTCAACATCGACAAGCTAACAGACGAGGAATTATTTGGAAGCTCAAAATCTAATAAACATGATTACGAGGCATTGCGCCGTAAATTCGGTATCGCATAACGATTTCATTTACGCCATGCTCTCGCTACTCTACAGCGATATGAAAGCGAACGAGGCAAACGAGCACAATCTCTGCGACGCTGACGGCGTGCTGCTGCTGAATGTTCGAAAGATGGAATAAATAAAGGAGGCTTTAAGCCTCCTTTTTGTTTGTCAGTCTGCCAGTCAAAAACCCGCCAACATAAAAGCACAGGATCACAAAGATGTGCACAGCTAACTCAAATCCGTAACCGTCACTCTGGATCACCTGGAAGGAATCAGCCTTGATTTCGTTCGCCTGGATAGCTGACGTCTTGATCTGCTTACGGCTTGATGTGTCCACGCGATCCACTTTGGAATCCTTAATCGTGGTTTCCTGCTTTGTGCTCTCGTCCTGCTTTGCTGTCAGTCCGACAGTCTGTTTTACGTTTTCCGCTCCGGCTTGCGCTGTCACTTCCGGCTTGCTGGCTAAACCAGTCAGAGCAGACGTTGCCGAACATCCGGAAAGAATGATTGCGAACAAGCACAGAGCGAACGCGATAACTACAGCATTAAAGAATGTTTTCATTTCAGATCCATTGTGCAGTATTTATATTCAACGGCTCGACGGTTTTTAAGACCTTTCGACCGCTCCCGCTTACCCGTTTTCGGGTTGTAGTAGTACGTCCATTTCCATAGCTCGTTGCACGCTTCCTGGTGTTTGCCCTGGTTAATCAGCTTGAGCATGGTTGATTTGCGAAATGCTCCAGTACCTGCGTTGTAGGTGAAGCTATACATCGCCGCACGCATTGAGTCAGGGATCTCAGTTTTTACCTGCTTGTCAACTTCCGTTGCTGCAACCTTGATGTGCTTTTGCAGAAGTTGATCGCACTCTTTCTGCGTGTAAGTTTTCCCAAGGATTACGTCCTTACCAGTAATGCCGTGGCATACAGTCCAGACTCCTGCAATGTCACGATACGGTGTATATCGGACGCCCTCCACCTCCTCGATAAGCGGAGGGCATAAAGCAAGAGCTACACCAAACACGCCAGCGGATAATGTTGCCCTAATGCTCATGATTATTTCCCTCGAATACGGATGGCCTCTTTCAGATCCCCATTGTCCAGCGCTTCGCGTAATGCGCGGCTATCTTTCCAGCGCAGATATGCGCCCCACAAACCGAAAGCCGCCATAAGGACAAGACTGATAATTGCAATCGTGATCTGCCCCGTTGCTGCTCCGGTGATGGTTGAGCCACCAGTGCCAGCAGTGGCGGCGTTGAGAAATTCTTTCATGTTGCTCTCCTAAAAGTTGTAATGTCAATACGGTAATTGTGAATACATACTAACCAATGGAGAGCAAAAACGAAACAATAAAAAAGGGGCTAGACAATGCTAGCCCCTCGTAAGGTGATGAATAAACTACTTATTGGATGGGTGAAAAAATCAGATAATGTCCTTCCATCGGCGCAATGATGTGCTGCCCTGCCTCGTCAATAATCTTGAACATCCCGCCAGGTAACGGCTCCGCTTCGTAAACAAAACCCTCGTAATAAGGCAGTGTTTTAGAAGAATTTTCCAGGCACTTAACTTTCATTATTTGGACTCCATCATTTCAGGGTAGAACATAAAGCGACCGATTTCACCGTATTCTTTGTCGTACACAATCACCGCAGCGCGACGGCGTGAGCGCCAGCCTCCGCGTGCTGCATACGCATCTTTTGCAGCCATGGTGCTGTGAACCTCAACGATACCCAAGCTCGTTTCTGTCACGGTCTGGTGATGCCAATGGCCTACGTGTGCGTACATGGTTTTTGACTTTCCGAAATCTTCCCGCCAGTCTGCCGCGCACATCATCAACAGCGCCTCCGGCTTGCGCACCGTGTGACCGTGATGATACGCCAGGAAGGTTTTTCCATACTGCGTATGATGCACGACGCGGGGCGAAACATCAACGTAAACGCGTGGTTCGTTTTCGTATGCCGCCGCCATTGCAGCGCGTAGCCAAATCATCCCTGACTGGTCGTGATTGCCCTCAATGATCTGGACTTCAACTTCTTCATGCTTTTGCAGCATTAAGGAGATAGCGCGGCGCGTTGCGCGGATAGCCACATAAACCAGTTTGGCGTAACGTGAGTCCTGATCCAGAACGTGTCCGCTCGCTGGCGTTACCGCTTCCAGGCCGTCACTGTGGAGCATGTCGCCACCAATCAGGAGAACGGCGCGGCGGCTATTTGGCGCAACACTGACGGAATAATCAAAGAAGTCATTCATGACCTTCTCCGCCGTTGCGGTGTCCCAATTCTCTCCGCATTCATGTTTGTGAGCCATTGCCCCAAGGTGCATGTCGAAAATCGGGTAGAGAGCCAGGCTTTCAGCATAATTAACGCCGTCATGCTTTGGTTGCGGCTCCACGCGTGGCACTTCCTCTGCGAATGCTTCCATTGCTGCTTGCATGAGCGCTTCCAACTGCTCTTTGTCCTTGCTGGTCTTGATCCAGCGCACAACCTCTGTGCCGTCTGCGCGAACCATGACGGATTCGCCTGTCACTGCAAAACCTGGTGAGCCTTTGGTGTCGATTTCACCCTTGCGTGCCAGTCGAGCGGCGCGGCGCTCAACGGTGCGGACGTTCAAGCCGAACTCGTCCGCGATCTGTTTGTAGGTTTTCCCCTCTGCGCGAGCCTGTTTAAACTGCTCGTCTGTGATTTTTGCAATACTCATGAAATTCTCCTTACATAACCACGGCATACATTGCCGCCCAACCGATAACATGCACGCATAGTACAGCAAAAATTCTCCACATAACAACCTCACATTTTGTAATATTTCTTTGGCTCTTTGGTTTTGTCGATAACCGCTTTATAGTCGATTTTCGTCGGGATTGCTGGCACACGGTGCATCTTTCTTGGCCTCTCGTGTAAGTAAGTCATTTTCCCGTTGCCAATAATACTAACATCAGCCAGATCGAAAATTTTAGCAATTCGTGCTATATCGTCTGCCATTCCGGTTTCTTTGGCGTGTTGCCATACTGCTTCACGCCCCTGCTCAACCTTCATTAAATCAATCCCTCCTCAACCATGCGATCAACCTGCTCGATCTTCTCGATTGGAGCGTGACATGTTGCCACCTGCAAGTAAATCATTGCGATATCCCAATCGAAACCGTAGCCCTCTTTGCTTCCTCCGGCTACTGCCTCGCGTGCTAATTCCTGCGCGATTTTGAAAGAGCGTTTGCTGTAGATTTTCATTTCGTTTTCCTCAGTGGTTTTCGTTGGAAATAATTATGCCCGACTTTCGCCGGGCAGTTTTAGCAATTCGTGCTATTGCACTCTAATTTGTCCGTGCCAGAAATGCCAATCGTCGCTCATTTCTTGCAGGTCGTCGCGGATCTTGTCTTGCCACTTGTGGAGTGGTAGAGGCCTGGTTTCGTCAAAGCTCATATCCAGGGCGCTTGTGAACTCCCAGGGGTCAACGTCAAGAGCGTCTTTGATATCGGGGTTTTGGTCTAATGCTTCGCACACCATTGCGCGATAAAGCAACCACTCTCCTGTTTCGTTTAGTGCGACATAGCGATCATTCATGCGAACACCTCCAGCAGTTTATAAATCAACATCATCGCTGCGTATGAACAAAAACCACTCGCAGCCATAAATACGGTCAGGATAAAGACGACAGCTAAATCAATTTTCATTAAATGCTCCTTGCTTTCGCACGCTTGTTTTTGACGGACGGGCAGATTTCGCTAATCTTCACGTAATGCGTTTGCTGCTGCTCACCCTCTTTCAGTTTGCGCATGACAAAAATCACGCTGCCTTTGTTGTTGCCGCTGACGGCTTCACCAGTCAGAGCTGAGATAAACGCTAATCGCCCTGTGCGCGAATACTGCTTGCCGTCCTCCTCCCAGGTTTCGCCAGTGATCCAGATAATTTCCGCCGCGTGGCGCTGCGCATCACTAAACCAGGCTGTTGAGTTGTCCGCTGGCAGTAACAGGTCAATCTGGTTGTCGTGCTCCATCTGCTCAATGGCTTTCAGGACAAACGGATCTGGATTGCTGTATGGAGGATTCAGCCAGACGTGCTTTTTGCTACCCCACCAGCGCTTTAAGCAGTTGGTTTCCTTGCTGTAAAACTTCTCGCACACCGCATTCTCTGCGCTGGCTGCTGCGTCGAGATCATATTTGCCGTAACGCTCCTCCATGTACTTGACAACATCGCGCGGAGTAGACCATAAATCGCGCACGGCGTCTGGTGTCTTGCTTCCTGCGTAGCGGTTTCCGCTGATCTTGAATAGCGGGTGCTCCTTTACCGAGTGACGGATTGCGATCATGGTCGAAATCGCGTTATAGGTCAGGTTTTCGTAAACGTTCGCCAGGTCGATAGTTGCGTTGTCGAAAATGTCTTTAGCCATTGCTTTTCCCTTACTTCATGATGTTGAATTTTGCTGCGTTGCTGTTGTCAGTTTTTGGCTCTGCTGGCGTTTCGATTTCCGCGCCGCTTGCCGCCGCCTTGGTCAACAGCACAGGAGCCAGAATGATGGCGATGAAGATTGACGCCGCGCTAAACAGGATGTTCACACCGATTGAAACCAGAACAAATGCGATGATGAAAACCACAATCCAGTAAGCCGCTTTGCCGATATCTTTGATCATTTTCGTTTCCTCAGTTGTTTTCGTTGGGTGCATTATGCCGGATTCATCATCCGGCGTTTTAGCAATTCGTGCTATTTATTGAAGTCCTGGAAGTTTTCCATCCAGGCTGTTACTTCTTTGACGCCCATTGCGCCAATGGTGCTGCCTGTAAATTCTGCCCTACGCTTGCCGTAGCGGACGGCTTGCGCCTCCTCATAGTCGAGTCCGTCAATAAACATGTTGCCAGCGGTTTTTAATGTTTTTGGCTCGTGGACGCTTTCGCCGTTAGCCTTGTAGACAGAAACCTTGCACTGCTGCGAGATAACCAGATCAACCTTCTTCTGCGCTCGCTCGCTCAACTCGTAGTAGTTGATGTCCACAAATTGCTCAGTAGATTTCTTGACCGTTTCGATGCAAACCCTGCGGTTCAGATCCATATCAACCGGATCGAGATTCAACGCTTTGTAGCCCTCATTGAGCGCTGCGGTTAGCAAGCCAGTTGCGACAATGGCGATAGCGCCGATAACTTGTTTCTTCATGCTTATCTCCTGTTGTTTCGTTGGGTGTATTATGGCGCATTCCGTTGCGCCTGTTTTAGCAAAAAGTGCTATTCAGCCAGAAGGTCAGCGATAGCCAGTTTGAATTGCTTCGCGCCGTAGCATACAGCGGCAAAGCCTCCCAGGTGGCGGACTTTGCTTAGAAACGCTTTCTGTGCGTAGCTGACTGGTGAAGCCTTTCGCTTGCCGGACTTGTTCGCCTGTTTCAACTCGATAGCTGCAAACGGGTACTTGCCGGAACCAATCAGGATAACGAAATCACTTACGCCCTTCATCAATCCGGCTTGTTCGTCACGGAGCGCTGCCGTGATGGTCTTTGCGCCCTCGTTAACGGTGTGCCAGAAAAGTAGGTGCGGGTAGTGGTGGCGCAACCACGCCACACAATCAACCTGGTGCGCATCCTCCCTGCGCGTGTCGTCCGGATCCCGCTCGTAATATTCCAGATAGTCGCCTTTGTCTGTGATCATGAGAACTCCTTTTTGTAGATAATATCTTCGCCTTTGCTGTTCTTGCGGTGCGTCACGCGCACAGGCGGCATGATGTGGTGTGCATTCTGCATGATTTTGCGTGCGTTGCGGTAGCTCGCTGTAACACCTGCAATCCTTCGGTCTGCAATGTGAGCCAGTCCAGCCTGACGCCATTTTGCCTTGCAAATGTGGTTGTCGGACTCAGGGAAAAAGCGCTCGTAGGCCTTGAACGTTTCGCCGTGCGCCTCCAACTCGTAGCAGAACACGATCCCGCGCTGGTTTTTCGTCATGTCAACGCGGAATGACTTCACGTTGCACCAGTCGTTTTTAGTGTAGTGCTTGCCGCTCAGTTTTTCGTTCGGGTCGATTAACGACACATCGCAGTGTCGGCAAATTCTCGCTACCACGTCGTTTTCTGTGCCACATCCGTGATGGATCACCTTTTTGGTGCGCGGGTCAACCTGATCTTCACAGCGTCGAGACTTCCAGAAATACTCACAGCGGTTTCCGCTCTCGTCGCGGTGCATACAGCGGCGTGCATAGAACGAGTTTACCGTGCCGCAGATAGGGCAAGTTTTCGGATCCTTGCCGTTGTCAAAGCGGCGCTGGAATTGCGCTTGCTCCAGAATCGGATCAAAGTACAACTGGCCTAACTCGTCCATGCATCCGGCAAAGTCCAGGACAAGGTGATCATCTTTCTTGAATCCCTGCTCAATGTGCCACTTTTTAAGCAGTCGCATTCCGCGCCCCAAAAGCTGGATCAGCAATGTCAGTGAGCCAATCTTGCGCAGGATTACAGACGTGTCCCAATATGGCACGTTTACGCCAGTTGTCAGAGCCATAACCTGGAAAATGTATTTCACTTTCCCCTCGTATGCCTCGCGCAACCACTCTTTGCGCTGCTTCTCTCCGGTCTTGCCAGTGATAATGCGGTACGTTGTGCCTGGCGGCAAGGCTGCTGCGGCCTCTTTACAGTGGCGCTCACCTGCGCATGTTACCAGCACGCCGTTGCGGTTTTTGCAGACCTCGTGCACGCGAGCCATGATTTTTTGCGTCATGGTGGCATCCGCTGCGATCTTCTCCTCCATCTTGCGCAGCGTCTTTGCGTCAAAGTCAGCAACACCATCTTCGGAGGACGCCGTGAACTCTGACAGGTCATACCCCAAATCATCGACGTGACCAAAGTTAGTCGGAACAACGGAACCGAACTCGATCAGATAGTTGGTGTCAATGTTCGTCACCTGCTCGCGCCAGAAACCGCGCTGGCGTTTATCCTCAACCAGAATCGGAACCACGCCGCGAAACTCTGAGCCAGTCATGCCAAAGATGCGTAACTCATGCCCGTATGCCTCTTTGCATCGACGCTGCATTTCACGAATGATGATCGTGTATTGGCTGCGTCCGGTTCCCTCCATCGGCTCGCCGTTTTTGTCGAAAAGCATTTCTCCGTTACCATTCAGGAGGCGAACGCCTTTCTTTTCGGTCATTTGCTCGTAGCTTTCGTCATTCTCGATTGCTTCCGCTAAATCCTCCCAATCCACCTGGTGACATTCATCAATGCCGATAACGTGCGGCACGTAGTCGCCCAAGGCTTTAAACAGGCCGTTTGATACGGTTCCCTCTGAGCCAACCACAATCGGGAAGTATGCGCTCTTGGTTTTCAGCCCTGCGCAGTAGATGGAATTTGGAACACCAAAGTTTGAGATCTCCTCGGAATCCTGATCCACAATCTCAGCCTGGCGAGCCAGAACCATCATTTTAAGCCCCATCTTTTTACACTGCGCCGCCACCATCGCAAAGATGATCGTCTTGCCAGCGGAAACGGACGCCTTGACGAAAAACGGGTGCTCGTAGTTCTTCATGCGCTTTGCGATCTCGGAATACGCAACGCACTGATACGGGTATGGCTGGATTTCGCCAACGGTGAAGCGCTCTTGGATCGCCTTAATAACTGCCTCACCCAATGCGGAAATTTGCTTTTGAATTGTTGGAGTTGCCATTGTTTAGCCTTTAATTCGTTTCGTTGGGACTGTATAATACGTGGAAATTTCCTTTTGTTTTAACAAAAAGTGCTATTGGAGAATTTACTATGACAAGAATCGCTGTTTCCACTGGTGAAGTGGACAAACGCACGGTAAACGGTAACAACGGAACGCGCAGAGGTAAAGACAAAAAGAAGCGTAAGCGCAAAACTGGCTACTACGTGCTGAAAGATGAAGTCCGCGCCGGACTGCGTGCACGGTTCGAAATGGTGTTTGAATATTACGGGACTCAGGCGGAAATGTGCCGTCGCCTCAAGGTTTCGCACCAGACGATCCAGCAGTGGCGCAAGCGCGGCATGATATCGGCGGAAGGTGCACGGAAAGTGCATAATGACTACAAGCGCAGCGGCTGCAAAGGTTATCGCGCTTCATTCTGCCGTCCAGATCTGAGATTCGACGCCAACGGGAAACCGCTCACCACGAAATGCGACAAGCGAGAAATGCTCCGCGTAGTTCGTGAGTCCGATTTCGCGGACAGCACAAAATGACAAAACAAGATCGCGTGTTATGGTAAAGTCCATGCACGCGATTTTTATAGGAGCAAACAATGCACCCAAACATGATGTTTCAGAAAGAGGACGTATTGCCGTACATGAAGGGGATGTGGCGCGATGCGCTGCAATCCATCTGCGGATTGCACAGTGACACGTTCAACAAGAAACACCAGCCCTGCCCTCACTGCGGCGGTAAAGACCGCTTCCGCTGGACTGACAAGCTCAACAGCGACGGCGACGGCGGCGCAATCTGCAACGGTTGCGGTAACGATAGCGGCATTGGTTGGTTGATGAAGCTCACAGGGGAAAGCTATTCCGAGTGCATCAATATATTAGGCCGATTCCTTGGAAAAGTGCCGCAGGAATACGTGATCAAGGCCAACAAGCGAGCCTCCCGCGCATCCGGCTACACTTTCGGATCACAGGCTCCGCATGAAAACTGCCTGGCATTAATGGAACGCACAGAGCTACGCTGTAAAACGCCTCTAAGCGTCTTTGAGGGTATCGCGCCGCCAGACGATGAAATGTATTCCGTAGGCGTAAAAGCTCTGGAGAATGGCGGAGAATCGCTATTCCATGCGCTCCCGTGCTACCTGGTGCATGATGATGGTTTAGATGATGAAATGTGTAACGTGCTGCTCATTGACGAGAACGGAGAGCAACGGTTTTACGCAAAGGACTACACGCGCGGCTCTGTTGTGGTGACTGGTAAAACCGACAACACGATTTATCTGTGCGTTGATTGGGTTGATGCTCAACACATCCACCTTTCGACAGGTCAGGAGGTGTGGACGTGCTTTTCGCAATACAATCTCGAAATGGTGGCGTACCGCTACAAAGGAGATCGCAAGATGCGCGTCGTGTGCAAGTCGTCTGATCGTGACGTGCTGATTTCAGCAGAGGAGAGAGGGCTTGACGTCATGCTGCCAGTTATGGATAATTTCAAGCAAGGAATAGAGAGAAAGCTGTATAAGCCTGAATCTCTGCTCTGACGTGTAAAACCATTGCTTGCTTACCCCGCCTCGGCGGGGTTTTTTATTGCTTTTTTTCCACGTTGCACAATGCTATAATCTCGCTTGTCATTAACAAAACGTGCTATTTAGGAGATTTTTACAATGGCAATTTATCGCAAGGGCAAAGCCTCAATGGATAAAAGCGGCATCATCACTGGTGTCGATACAAAATGGAAAAAATCGCTTGCACTCCTCCGCGCTGGCGCAACAATGATTTTTGCAACAAATCCGGCGGTTTACGTCACTGTGTCAAACATCGTTAGCGACACTGAGTTACGAGCAATCGACACTGGAGGCCAGGTTGTATCTGAGCCGTCAGAATACGTCATTCTCCTGCATGACTCTTTGACTGTTGACGGTCTGGCGCAAGACGTTGCGGAAACACTGCGTTACTACCAGGGCAAAGAGAACCAATTCGCTCACTTTATCGAGGTTGTAAAAACCCTCGACATTGACAGCGTGCAAGCAACGGTTGACAAGATCAAAGAGGAAAACGAAAAGTTTCAAGACAACCTCAAGAGGCTTGAAGATCTCGTAGCTGAGGCTGAGGAACACGCAAGCAGTGCTGGCGCGTCCGCAGAAGAAGCAACCGATCAGGCAAACCACGCCGCAGAATACCGCAATCAATCACAGGAATTTTCTGTGCAAGCGGAAAACTCAGCGCGTAGCGCAGCGGAGCAAGTGGTGCTGGCAAAACTTGAGGTTCGAAACGCTCAAGATCAGGTTAATCTTGCAAGGCAGGAAGTGGAAAACGCAAAAGCTGTCGTCGCCGAGGGCAAACAGGAATTGCGCCAGGAAGTTTCCGACATTGTGACCAACGCTAAAAACGAGGTTAAGCAGGAAGCGAGCGACATCGTAAATTCTGCGAAAGAAGAAGTTAAGCAGGAAGCGACCGAGATCGTAAACAACGCCAAACAGGAAGTCATTTCAGCAGGTCAGGCGCAAGTACAAGCCGCAACAGAGCAAGCCAACAAGTCCAAAGGCTACAGCGAGGAATCAAAGAAAGCGATGGACACCGCGACCGCACAGGTTGCTCTTGCAACGGAGCAAGCGGAAATCGCAACTCAGGCTGCAAACGAATCTGAGCAACAGGCTAACGCCTCAAAGGGATACAAGGATGAAGCGCACCAGGAAGCGGAACGCGCAAAAGGTTACGCTGACGAGATCAGAGATATCGGTCTGTCAATGGATGTAACAAACCTCCTGCGCAAAGACAAAAACTTGTCCGATCTGACAAATCCGGCTGAGGCTCGCAAAAACATTAGCCTTGATCGCGTGCACCAAGATCCAAACATGACTCGCATTTCGTCAAACGATCCAAAGACAGAGCTTCGCATTGGTCAGGATCAGTGGTATGTGTACCGCACCGCAGAAGATAGCACTGCTGGTTACATTCCGCTGCCAATTCACGGCGGAGGCACTGGAGCAACTGACGTTGAGGAAGCAAAGCAAAACCTCGACATTGACCGACTGCACCAGGAAAACAACGGAACGTATATCCGCACCGCGTCCGAGGCTCACAGCTTGTTTGTTGGTGATGATGGTCATTGGGGCGTTATCGAGCACGCCGACGAGGTGACATATAAGCCGCTTGAGGTTGTTGCTGGCGGTACTGGCGCGAGCACTGCTGAGGAGGCACGCGAAAACCTGAAACTGGATCGCTTCCAGCAGGACGACAACATGACTCGCATCAAGTCAGAAGATCCAAAAACGGAGCTTCGCCTTGGCTCACTTGAGTGGGGCGTGTACCGCACATCAAGCGACAGCGAGCAAGGTTACATCGCATTACCAATCAGAGCGGGTGGCACAGGAGCAACCGATTTAGCTGGCGCTCGTAGAAACCTTGAGTTTGATCGACTGACACAAGAGGCAACAATCACTCGACTTTATAACGCAGCAAAAACCTACGATCTGTTTATCGACAATAACGGTAATTGGGGCGCTAAAAAGGTTTCTGATAGCTCGAACGTGGCTCTTGGTGTGTCATATGGCGGCACTGGCGCAACCACTTTGCAGGGTGCAAAAGAAAAGTTTGGTGTAGATCGTTTTATTCAGGAGGTGAGGCGCACTGAGTTTAAGACAGCCAACGGGCTTTACCGTCTGTATGTTGGCGACGAGGGCGATTGGGGCGTGCTTGACGGTTCAAGCTCTCATGTTGCGTTGAAAGTTGCCGCTGGCGGTACTGGTGCACGGGATGCGGCTGGTGCTCGTGAAAATCTTGGCATTGGTGATCGTGCCACTGTTAAGCATGGTACTGTGCAGCTTGAATCATCTGCTGTTAACCCGCTGTTACTTAAAAGCACAAACCCTTGCATCAAATTTGAAGAAACAGATCCGCGAGAAGGCAGCGCATCATCATATTACTTAGTAATGGATGGTGGAAACATCCGTATGCAGGAGGATAACACTGGATCTGGAGACACGGTTTTTGAGTACATCGCAAACACAAACACCATGAAGCTTCCAAAGGCTGAATTCAGGGATAGGGCTGGAACGCGAAACAATCTTGAGCTTGGCACTGCTAACACTGTTACATTCAGCCAGGTTCGAGCGCCTAACGGGATGATTTGCACGACAGAGAGTAACTCTGCAAACGACAACCCAAGCGCTCCGCTTGTGATGCAGATAAGGGCGTCCGACAAGTCAACAATCTTGGGTCAAGCTGAGTTTCGCGCTGATCGCAATGGTGCATTATCAATCATCAATAGAACTGAGCAGAATTCACCTAAATTTATGACCATCCAAAAAACTGGTGAAATGAATCCGCCAGGGCCGATTGTGTCAAATAATTATGGGTCATTCTCTCATATGGAGATTGGACAGAAGAACGCAAACACGTCTGCATATATTGATTTCCATTATGGGGCAAAATATGACTACGACGCGAGAATACTTTGCGACGGGATGAACTCTGATCAGGTTGGTGGCGGCAACTTGCGATTTTATGCTGGTTACATAAATATGAACGCCAAATCCTCATATAGCTTTACTGGTGGTCGATTTACAATCGACACAACGGATGTAAACATTAATACCCAAACGTGGTTTAAATTTAATGGGTCGGCGATTCTGTTGCAGAACAAAACCGCTAACTACGCAAGCAATATATTGTCAAAGGATTTTTCTGGAGACAATCTTTGGTACGTAGGGCGCGGCTCAAACAATGACAACACTGTTACGTTACATAACTATCGCTTCAATACTACTATGCATTTGAGGCAAAGTGATGTGTATGTAAACCGCGATTTCACAGCGCAGGGGAATGTGGTTATTAACGGTAGTTCGTTATACGTTGACGGCGGCAGTGGATCGTCAAGCACTCATCTATGGCTGCGAAATTCATCTAAAAAGGTTAGGGCTGTAATTTACTCTAATGACAGCCAGCAGGTGTTATATTTCCGAGCAGACAACCCTAGCACTGGTGCTGGCGGTAAAACAATGTCATGGAATGGAGCGACTGGTGCTCTAACTGTTACCAGTCTGTCGCAGACATCAGACGAGCGAGCGAAATTCTGGATTAAGCCTGTGACTGGTGCGCTTGATAAGATCTGCGAGCTTAACGGCGTAACATTCTCAATGCATACCACGATTCAGAACACCGTTCGAAACGCTGGTGTGATTGCACAGGATGTGCGGAAGGTGTTACCGGAAGCTGTGACTGAGCACAAGACAGATAAGAGCGCTCCAGTGATTGACAAGAATTGTCAGCCAGTTGAAAACCCGCTATCTGTTGACTACAACGCATTGTCAGCGCTGTATGTTGAAGCATTTAAGGAGGTGAAAGAACTTATTGACGCACAGAAAACTGAGATTGATGCTCTCAAAGCTGAGATTGCAGAACTGAAAGCGAAAGCATGAACAAAATGAAACTCAAAGGCGCGGCTCCGGCTGCGCCTTTTCTTTTATAAATGCTATTTACTGACATATATTGACAAAAGTTTTGTTGTGTGGTATCGGCGCTGATCGCATAATTAAGTCGTAGCGAGGTGCTACGGACAACATGAAAGGGGGCTTTATGTCAGATATGACTCTTTTGCCTACTGGCGGCTTTGGCGGTGAAGCTGGATCTGCTGGCGTAGGTGGTGCGATTGGTGGTCTTATCGGATCGTGGTTCGGTAATGGCTTCGGCGGTCGTGGTTATGCGCCTGGTTATGGTTATGGCGCTGGCGATGGTGTTGCGGCTAATGCCATGCTGGATGGAATCAACAATATTCAGACCAGTGTTAACAACGTTGGGATGCAAACCATTCAGGGGCAAAACGCAACAAATATGGCAATCGAGCGCTCTGCGGCTAGCACGTTCAACGGCCTAACAAGCCAGAACACGCAAAACATGCTCGCAAGCGTGCAGGGCTTCGCTGGCCTGAATACCGCGATCACTTCCGGCGTGAACCAGATCGGTAATGCGATTTGTGCTCAGTCATACGAGGCGCAACGCCTTGCATACGAGGCACAGTTGCGTGAACAAAGCTGTTGCTGCGAAATCAAGCGAACCGTAGAGAGCGAGGCTGAGGCGACGCGTGCGCTGCTGCGCGATCAGTTTGCACAACAGCAGGCAACTCTTATCTGCGATCTGAAAGATCAGCTTCGCGCTAAAGAGTTTGAAAATAGTCAGCTTGCGCAGACCGCAGCGCTGAATAACCAGATCAGCCAGGTCTACCAGTTGATTAACTTCAAAATCCCAACTCCGGCGACTCCGCCAGTTGCTTAATCAGAGCGCCCCGAAAGGGGCGCTATTAAGGAGAATGTTATGAAAATGAAAATCATTAGCTACAGGATGCCTCGCGTTTCAATGCCTGTGATCGTCATTGGTGGTCACGACGATGATCACGTTATGGATCTGGTTCGTGATCGAATGGCAGACCATCCGCACACCTGGGACGAGTACAAAGGAAAATCTGACGGTGCGCACTCCATTATTGATATGGAATACCGCGAGCTTATAGAAAAGCGCTCCTCTGGCTCTCGCGCCGGAATTGAGAAGGAGTTGACAGATCTTGCGGCGGCTTGCATTTATGCGCTAAAGGAAATGACGGGGAGTAAGAAATGACAAGGGCGGAAGGTGTTTCAAAGGTTGTTGATAACCTATCAGTGCGAGCGCACAAGATTGCTGACGACGGCTACAGCAGAACCGACATTTTACGGTCTGCAATGGATGATCTGAAATCGTTAGGCAGATTTGGCGGCTCAATGGCTGCTATTGCTACCGGAAACCTGAGCCACAAACAGCGAGAACTTGCTGAGCGCCTGGCGGTGAAGATGATCGCATTTCTAGGCGTCACAGAGCGAGATTAACAAAAAAGGAGCCTTTCGGCTCCTTTGTTTTTAGAATGGGATATCGTCGTCAAAATCAATCGGTGGCTCTTGATTCTGTCGTGGCTGCTGTTGCGTCTGCTGACGCGCTGGCTGCTGTGGTGGTTGCGCTGGTTGGCCTCCGCGCTGGCTAAACAGCAGTGTAGGGAATCCGCCAGCCTGGAGAGTTACATATGTGTTGCCGTTGTACTCTCGCAACTCAGCTTTGAGCGTTTCGCAGGACACGGAGATAACCTTGCCAACCTGAAACGCTTCATCATACCAGCCTTTCATGCCTTCGCTTTTCGCGTTAAAGAAGAATGTGTAGTTGGTATACTGCCAGTTTCCTTCACGGTCTTTGTAGCGCTCTGCAAGCTCAACGACGTAAAGTGTGCCGTTTCCGGTGTCTTTGATTCGTGGCTCCTTTCGGATTTCGCCTGTGATAACGTGCATTCTTTTCTCCTGTGGGGCGACTAGCGCCCCGTTGATTATTCAAAACTTGTGATTGGTTGCGATTCTACAGCTTGCTTTTGTGGTTCGTCAACTTTTGCGACGTTTTGCTTTGGCGCTGCCGCCGTGAATCCGCGAGCGGTTCCAATCTCAATTTTTGCTTTCAGCGCGTCATAGTGCTCTTTTACGATTGCCTTATTCGCTGCGTCGCTTGCCTGGTATGCTTTCTTAAACACGCCTTGCAGATCTTCTACTGTGTCGCATTTCTCCATGTCGCGCTTCCAGTCCTGCGCCGTCTTAACGGCAATCTGCGCGTCGTCGTCCGCCTGGCTCAATCCGAACGCTGCCGCCAGTGCATAACGTCGTGCGTAAGTGAATGCGGAGCCTACGCCTTGCGGGTCGTTCTTGACAATCGGCAACTCTGCGTAGAATTTAACCCATTGGCCTGAGTCGGCGTGAATCACTGTCGTTTCGACCTTGATTTTGCTGTTGGCGTCATTCTCGATCATGTCCTGCATAATCATCAGCTTGTTATCTGTGAGCGCTGGCGTGATTGCGTCAAGCACAGAATCGAGAGTGGCATATTTATTTTTCAGGTGTGTGTTTTGGCGGTCTTTCTTGACCTTCACAAACAGGCTGCGTGCTTTGTGCAGCGCTGGAAGAATTACGTCGAATTGCTCAGACAGTTTCATTGCTTGCTCCTTGTGGGCGGCTCGCGCCGCCCGTCAGTGATTAGTGCTTAGTTTCTTTTTTGTTGTGCAGGTCGATCAGGCTCTGAATCATCATATCGGTGGAAACCTTGAGAGCCTCTTGTGCTACTGGATCGTCTTTCACCATAAGCGCCGTGGCAACCACATTGTCAACCGACTCGATAACGCTGCGGATGTATTTCATTTCCTCCTCGCCCTCGCTTGGGTCAAGTGGGCGGAGAAAGTCTTTGAGCGCTTCCTGAATGGTGAAAACAAACTGCTGCATGTGGTTGGCTACTGCGTGTTTTACCATTTCTTCGGTGAATTTTTCCATTTTCATTTCCTCGCTTGGTTATCTATGGGGTGCATTATAACACCCCGATTTTCATTTGTTTAGCTATTTGTGCTGTTTACACGAAATCTTTGTATTGACGAGTGAACCAGTCAGGCAACGTAAGCTCGACCTCCGGCGCTCCGTTTTCGTATGAAGGCCAGATGTTATGCGCCTGGCACATTGCAAACTGCTGGATCACGCTCATGTACTGCACGCGCCCGATCTTCAAGTGCCACGGCAACATGCGGTGAGCCAGCGGCAAGTAAGGCTCTGTTTTCTCCTGCGCCAGCAACCGGACAATCACTGGTCGTGTTTCCTCCGGATATGCTTTCCGGAATAAGTCATGCTGTAGCGCCATTTTCAGCAGGTAGCCATGATTAACGCACAGTTTCCCGAAACCTTCACGGCTCGCATCCTGCGTGCTCTTGTAGTCGGTGATCACAATCGCCTCGTTGTAGATCACATCCTCGTGAATCGGGTTTCCTTTGTCGTCCTTGCCAACCATTACAGAGCCTTGCACGTTCTTGCATTCGTCTACGTGGTCAAGCCGGACTTTCACCTTGACGCCGTTGATAACGCCGAAAATTGATAGCTCTCGCTGCGCTGTTGGGCTATTCATGCACGCGTTGTGCTCCGGTATGGATTCGAGCACCTGGCGCATTTTAATGCAAGCGTCGTAGTCTGCCGCTGGCACAAGCTCCACTCCGTCGCGTTTCGCTTCCCATTCCGCCAGCAATTCGATCAGCCACCACACATTTAAATCTTCTCCGCAGCGGTGCAGCATTTCGAGCAACTCCGGATATCCTTTCCCGCTCGTACCTTTCAGGCCAAAGGATTTTAGTTTTGATGCGAGAGCCGTTTGGCTCGTGATCAGGTCTTTGAAATCCTCCTGCGCTGGCGCTCTGCGGTACAGACTGTTAAACAACGCTGCGCTTTCAAAGTTGGTGTGTGACTGCGTTCCAAACGTCAGGGCTTTTGATTTCTTCTGCGCTTTGAACTTCCAGGCTGCGGGGCATGAGCTAAACACCTCAGCCAGATTAGATCCGCTTGTGTACTCAGCAGTCCAGCTATTCGGATCGTGATAAACCTCGTTCGGCATTTCCGCACTGGTGAAAACCTTAAACACATTATCAGTCATGATGTCCTCCATTGCTTGTGTGATGTGCATTGTAGCCATTTGTGGCGTTTAGTCAATAGTTGGTTGTTGTTTTTTGTTTTCAAAACGTTCTCAAATAAAAAATAACAAAAAATCTCTGTAAGTGCATGATTTGAAAGGCTGTTGTTTTTTGTTCTCGTGTTTTCGCCAGAAATGCACCCCTATAGATAAATACATACCCATAACCACACACCCATATTCACACATAAAATGGCACGGGGTGCGCCAGACACAGAGAACACAGAAAACAAAAAGAAACAATTATAGATATATAAATAAATAACTCTTTGTTTTTATTATATATTATAGGGTGATTAATTTGTTCTTTTTGTTTTGAAACGTTTTCTTTTCCTGCGGAGTGTCGCAACGGAAAACAGCGAAAACACAAAATAACACGGAAAAGAAAAGGGAGGTCGTAGCCTCCCTGTAAGTTGTTGTTATGAATAGCTAAACGAACCGCTACCGCGTGCAATCATCACCGTAGGCGCGTAGATTGAATGCGCCGATGCTTCAGTTTGTCCGCTTCGGTTGTTTGTGCCGATCTCGACGTTGACGGTCTGAGCGGTTATTCCAGTGAATGCAAAGTGAACCGGGATCACGGTTGGACTCACGGAAGGACAAGCAACATATGGGATTTCCTTTCGAGTGCCATTGCATACCGCATAGATACCCAAAATACCCTCCTGACCAGATCTAGGCGCTCGCGCCGTAATCATCGCCTGAACGATAACCGTTTTCGGCTTGTTTGTTGCCGCTGAATCCTTATAAGTGATGTTTGCCTTAACAGTGCCAGCAACCTCCCTCACCTTATCCGGCCCGACTCCAGCATTAACCACATCACCCACAAAGCTTTCTGCCTCAACTGTGCCTTTGAACTTACCAGACGTTGCGTTAACCGTACCAGTAAAGCTACCTGCGGAAGCGTAAACCGTGCCTCGAAATGTTGCGTTACTGAACTCAGCAGAGCCGTTTTTCAGGATTCGCCAACCAGCGGAGCCAGAAACAAAGTTATCAGACCTGATCTCATTTCCGATCATTGCGTTGGTGATTGAGCCGTTTTTAATCAATACACTGTTGATGTAAACGGTCGAACCCTCAACAACAAACGGCAATGTGTAGGAGCTTCCCTGTTTGCTCATGACGCCAAAGCGAGCCGCATCTACCAGGAATTGAGACTTGATTTCGCTTCCTGATTGGACTAACGACAGCGACACGCCGCAGGTGTATTCAACGCCAGCACGCTTGATCCCAAGCTTGAGCGCGTACTGCGAACCGATAGATCCGGCAGTTGTAGCCCATGAGTCAAGTTTCTGCGTCAGTCCAGTCTCGGTGTTACCCACACGCGTAGAAAGCGCTGTAATCGCCTGTGTGCGTGCTTCGCGCTCGCTGGCGATAGATTGGTTTACCGTGCTGATATTTGACGACAGTTCTTGCTTCACGCCGTTTATCTGGCCTGTAAACTTCGAGTCCAGAGAGCTAACCGCCTGTGCTCGCGCTCCCGCTTCATTAGTAACAGCCTGGTCTATCCTGTTGATATTAGACTGTAGCTCATTTTTCGCGCCGTTAATCTGGCTCGTGAACTTAGTCTCAAGGTTCTTGACGTCGTTTGCTCGCGCTTCGCTTTCGTTCGCAATCGCGTTTTGCGCGTTGGTTACGTTTGCGTTGGTCTTTTTCAGATCACCCTTCACTCCGTCAATGGCGCTGTTAACCTTTCCGATCTCGCTGGTAAATTCAGCCTTAACCTGGTTTACCTGCTGCGCTCGTGACTCGCTTTCATTGGTAATCAGCTTCTTGACGTCGGTAATCTCTGCTGTGATTCCCTCGTCAAACTGAGTCCGCAATACCTCGATAGCTTCAATTCGAGCCTCTTTCTCGTTGGCGATAAGCTCAAGAGATTTTCCGTGCTCTGCGATCCGCTTGCCGTTTTGTACGCGCGTCCACTTCATGTTAGCGTCGATTGCCAGAGCGTTATCAATGTCAGCCTGAGCCTGGTTTTTCATTGAGCCGATCAACTGCTGCACCTTCGCGTTTGTGTCAATCGCGCTTTCCTGCAACTCCTTAAACCCTTCCGACTCCATGATGTCATTGAAGATGTCGCCAATGATATCGTCGTAATTGGTTGAGGACATGCCGCGCACAAACTCAGTCCACGGAGACACATTCCCGATTCGGTCAACGCTTCGCACCCGATACCAGTTGATATATCCTGGCGGTAGCGTGGCGTGCCAATACTCGTTTTGCGGATACGGGATCAGCGTTAACAGTGTTGCGGCTTCCTCGCTTGGGTGGCTGTCAACGTCTGGCGCTTGCTGCAACTCAATGTATGCGGTGTCACCGCTTCCCGCTGGCATACCCCACTTGATCCGGATCCCAAACACCTGGTTATCTGAGGCAGTGAGGTTAATCGGCGCTTTCGGCTCGCCAACTTTACCAGTCAGGTGAGCGGATACGACACCAGACCACGGAGAGTTAATCCCTGCTGTAGACACAGCACGCACTCGGACGTGGTAATTGCCAGAGTAGATGCCCTCAACATCAACTTCACAACTTGCCGTCTGCGGAACGTTGATCCAGTTTCCATTGTCCTTGCGCCATTGAACTTCGTACACGCTTGCGTAAGGCACTTTGTCCCACGAAACAACCATTGTTTCGACGCTCATTCCCTGCACAACGCGAGAGTAGGAACTCAGTTTCACGTTCTCCGGCGCTGTCATGTTGTCAGGCGTCAGGATTGAAGTTGGGCGGTCGTCGATGTTCACGCCAAAATCAATCTCGTCGTACTTATTAGGATCGTACTCTGTCGCCGTGATGCTGTATGTAAACTGCTCTGCATCGTCGCCGCGAGTGATTCCGGTAACAACGTACTGCTGCAACGCAAGGTCTGTACGCTCAATGGCAAACACGGCGTCTGGCTTAACGTCGAACCCGAAACCAGTGTTTAACATCAGCGTTTTCTTGTCGGCGCTGACACGCGAAATGGTTCGCTTAACTGGCTTTCCGTCTGGCTTGTTGATCATGATGAAATCACCAGCGCGAGCGTCTACCGCGAACGGTAGGAACACTTGCAGACCGGAAACCTCCATCAAGCGACCGGACAGATTCAGGCTTAATGCACTGCTAAAGAAGTTGTCCGAAATCGCGATCACGTCGCCAATCATCGGAATCATCCCCTCAAGGCCAGTGGCAAAGTTTACCGTCGTGCTGCGCAGGTTGGTTTTGAGAATCCAGCGCCCACGGCGATTAGCCTCACTGCGTCGCGTGCATCCGATTGCTGTGATGCTCGTCGGATTGTAGCCAAAGCGCAAAGCGGCTTCCGGTTCAAACACGCCCTCAATGTCCTGTTGGTACATGTTTTGCTCGTCGTCGAAAGTCACGTTGCACTGCGTGTACATGCTTTTCTCGCTCGCAAAGGTGTACTGGAAATCACCATCTACAACGTTGTCGTTTGTGAACACGTAGGACGGCTCACGCGGACGGTCAACGATGATTGACAGGCTTTCGCCGTTCCAAAACGACATACCACGGAAGATAGAGCAGATGTCGCGGATTAACTGGTACGCCTCAATCTGGCTCTGGATCACAACGTCGCACAGATAGCGCGGCTCCATTCCGCCTTTGCCGTCCGGCACAAGCTGATCGCAGAATTGCGCGGCCTGGTAGATGCTCCACTTGTCAACCTCGATCCCAAGCTCTCTTTGGTCGAGTCCGTAGCGCTGATTGGTGATGATGTCGTACAGAACCCATGCGGGGTTATTCGACCACGCCTTTTTAAACAGGCCGTTCCACGAGCCGTTATACTGGCGCGTTTCCGGATCGTAGTTGCTCGGAACCTGAATCAGCTTCCACTTCTTCTTGATTGCGATGTTCGGGATCCGGTTCGGGAACAACTCGGAATCGAACTCAACGAAAACAAGACCAGTCAGCGGATAACGAAACTTCGCGTCGATAACTTCCGCGTAGCTCTGCAACTGGATCGCGTCAACCGTGTTAACCGTTGCGCTGTCGGCAGTTAGTCGAGACACGCGCAAAATCACCTGCTGGTTGAATGCTGGCAAGTCAATTCTTCGGCTTCTGTCGTATCCCGTCGTGGTTTTACCGTCGATTGTGTCAGTCAGCACGCGCTCAAACTTGCCGCCGTCAACAGCCATATCAACCGCATACTGCACTTTTACGCCTACCTTGTCGCCGTCGCTCTCAACGTGCACGCCCTGCGGCATCAGCATTTTGATGCGGATAGCGGACAGGTTTTTGTTTGTCACGGAGATATTGTAAGGCGTGTCAGTCGTGATCTTGCGCTGCACAGTGATTTCGCTTGAGGTGTCAGTGAACCCCTTAATGTAATCCTGCGTCTGCGTGCCTGGTCGAAACTCAGCGGTTACACCCTCGTAGTTGAGTGTGCCGTCCTGGTTTTGCACTGGTACATCGTCAAGATACAGATTCTTGAGGGAGAACTCCGGATCGCACTCGCCGTCAGAAACCGCGAGCAGGATTTTAATCTTGTCAATGGAGATCAGGTTGTCAGCCATTTCTTTTGGCTTGTACGGCTTAGAGGAGCCGCCCTTACTCCCGCTTATCACATTTTTAGCCATATGTTTTAACCTTTTGTGCTGTTTGTTGGTTTACGCATTATACAGCTACAAAAAACCCCGCACAAGGCGGGGTGAGTTTATGCTTTATCTTCTGCGTAGCTGCCAGCAGACCAGATAGCGCCGCCGACTGTGCGCCGCCCATATGGTAACGGTACTGGATGCCCTGCCGCCGTGGTGTTAACCGCGCCGCCGAAAGCGTAAGACGGGGTGTTTTCCGCCGACTGAGCCTCAAGAGACATCCCGCCGCGCTGCGGTGAAATCATCTGCATGACGCCGCCCAATACCATTGCGCCGCCCATCATGAAAGCGGAGGACGCAAGAGCGCCCATTGCCGCCAGCGATGCGCCGCCAGTAAAGAACGCCGTCGCCATGACAGCCGCGCCCAAAACAACCTGGAACAAGCCGCCAGATTTCGAGCCTGTCGGGATCGGAACGATGCGGACTTCACGCGCACACTTCCAGGCTTTTTCCTCATGCTGGCCTACGTTTCGACCGTCAACAAAGATCGCATAATGCATACGCGAACCAACTTCACTTTGCATATAGTCTTTAAAGCCCTCCAGACACACGGAGAGCGCACGAATTGCTTCGGGGTACGAATCCACGGCTAGCTCATGAAAAACGCCAAATCGACGCCCTAGCGAGCCGGACAGCTTAATTTTTTTCAGTGTTTGAACCATCACGGTAACTCCTTATGTCTGCACACCATAACTGTGTGCTCCTGATACCAGCCAGAATACAGATCTGTTTTCGACAGCTTGCCGAAAGCGTGATGCAAAATTTGGTTGTTGCCAACGTAAATCCCTGCATGATTCCAGACTGGCGCTTGTAGCTGCATGATAACAACGTCGCCTTCTTTCGGTGGCTGATTGGTTGGAACAAGTCCGGCGTCCTGGTAGTGGTCGAAATACAGGTTTTCGCCGTGCTCCGCTCGCCACCACTCATAAGGCTTCCGAAAATCGGGAAGAATAATCCCGCGCTCCTTGTGCCACGCCATAATCAAGCCCCAACAGTCATAAGATCCAAGCGCCCAAGGCCGACCAGTCAGAGGACGTGTTGCAGGTTCGACAAAGCGCATATCACCTTCCGGAATAGACACAATAACCCATGTCACGCCAGTTTCGTCACACATACAGGTGTCGTGCGCACTCGGTAGCGTGGTTGCACCGTCGCCAGTGTGGGAATGCACGATTGCGATCAGTTCGCCCTCGTCTGTGGCCTCCACATACTGCACGGCGTCCATTTCAAAGTGATTTTCCGGATCGGGGTGAACGTTGTCGATTCGATGATAACGCTGGACGCGAGATTTCTGCGTGACAACGCCGCAGCATTCGTGCGGGTAAACCTCGTTAGCGTGGCGCATGATTTCCAGTTTAATTTTTGCGCTAATCATTGCAGTCTCCTTGCCAGTGATGCCACGGCGCAGCCGCCGAAATCCAATTCCTGATCCGCACCAAAGCGCAGCTTGCACGCCGTTGGTGTGCCAGCGCAATAATCCTGGCTCGGATCTGTTACGGGGTTATTGTCCTTGTCGAAATAGTTTCGCCCGTTATACGTGCAACCCTTGCCGGACTTATACCAGCCCCTTTGCGCCCAATAGCAAACGCTCTGCGTGATGCGTGGCGGGATCATGATTCCATCCATATCATACGGCGATGTGAGATCGAACCGCACGACACTGTTGCTGCAATAGCTCGGACGCTCGATGTAATAAACCAGCTTGCGATAAGCTCCGTCAGAAATCGCTCCGGCGTCGCTCATGAGATCGCGTGACGTAATCCACATCGTGACCTTTGCTTGCATCATGCCGTTGTAGGCGCGAATCAGAGCCGTAACCTGGCCGTCAACGTTCGACACTGTAAGCTGTGGCTTTGATGATTTGCCGTTACTGGTGAAGCTGATTCCGGCGATGCCGAAAGGCCGCGCTCCGTATGTCTCGCCCTGAAACACGATCTCTTTCGGTTTCAGCGTGCCGTTGCTTTGCAGAGCCGCCATGATTTCTTCTGGCGTGAATGAAATGTTTTCGTTGTGGAAGCGGTAGACGTCCGCGCCGAACTTGCGCCCGTCAACCTCAATCAACGTGACAATCTCGCCAGGGTAAAGATCTTGTAAGCAGTTCTCGAATTTGGCCTTGCCGCTCGTCTGCTTTGTCTGTTTTTCGTCTGACATAGTGCCTCCTTTGTTTTTGCGCATTGTATCACCAATAAAAAAAGCCCCGCAATGGGGGCTTCGGTTACAGACTCGTGAATTGCTCAACAAACGTTGCCGTTACTTCCTGAACGGTTGACGAGATCGGCTTGGAGGTAATGGAGCCGCTCTTGACTCGATACAACCCCATAACCCGATCAGGAGCCAGCCATGCGAAAGGTTTTGTCTTGTGCCTGTGCAGAAAGTCGATCACGCGATAGTAATCCTTCCCTGCGTAGACAATTGAGTATTCCTTGCGCATCGTGTGGAAGCCAGCGGAGGCTACCTGTGTGTAGCCGTTGCCAAATGAAACCTCGCGCACGTTGTCAGTGCTGGTCATTGAGCCGCCGCTGTTTTGCGTTTGCGTACACCACGTAAATTGTTCAAGTGCCATTCTTATCTCCTGTTCTCCATAACGAACTCGTAAATCTCACCGCCCTGGCTCATAGCCTCGCGCAGCAGATTTGCAACCATCAGCTTAACGCCGTTTGCCATGCCGCCAGGATCGCTTCCGTTGTTCACGTTTACCTCGATCCCGCTGATAGCAAAGCTCGTACCGCCGCCAGCCATAGAGCCACCAGAGGTGGAACCGCCGCCAACGTATCCGCCGCTTGCATATCCTCGCATCATCTTGTACAGGTTGCCAGCCCCGATCCGCTTTGTCGCCTCCTTGGTGAACACAAACTCACCCTTGTGAACGATGCCAGCCGGATCATATTTGCCGCCGTCGCCAGTGTAGCCACCATTGGCGTAGCCGCCTTTTAACAGACTCCCAAGCGTGAACGTCTTGCCGCCAGTTAAGCCGGACATAGCATTGAAGATAGCCATCTGTGTGATCATCTGGACAATCATCTTGATAATGCTGCTTGCGTAGTCCTTAAAGCTCGCCTTGCCAGTCGTCAAAAACTCGGTCATTAAGTCGGACAGACCACTCAGAGCAGACGATGCGATGTCTTTCACGTTTTCGAACATGTTAAACGCTTCCTCGCCGTACTCGTTCCACGCTGTTTTTGCTCCGGCTAACCAGTTCATTTTCAGCTTGTCTTGCTCTGCGTACATTTCGCGCTGTTTGGCGATGATGTTCTTAAACACCTGGTCGTTTTCGCTGCCACCCTTTGAAATGTAATCCGCTCGGATTCGCTGCAATTCAAGCTCCTGCGCGATCTGCTCCTCCGTCATTCCGCGCTGGCGCATTCGTAGCTCCTCAATCGCCGCGCTGGTCTGCTGGATGAATTTGATCGAGTCCTGCTCAAGTTTGTTTTTGCGCTCCTGCAAAACAATTTGATCGCCAATTTCGGCTTTCTGCTTGGCTACCTCCAGCACTTGCTTTTGCTCCGCGAGCAGTTGCTTTTCAGCGTTTGACAGCTTGCGAGTGCTCTGCGCTTCCTCAAGGATCTGGATCTGCTTCTCTACGCTCCATAGCTGCTGGCGCTGGCGTGAGATCACATCGTTAACCGTGCGATGCTCTTTCAGCGTTGCCAGTTGAGCCTGTAGCACGTAAAGCTCCCTGTCGAGCGTTTCGGTCGCGCCGCGAATAATCGCCCCGCTCTGGCCTTTTTTGCCGTCCTTTTCTTCCAGCTTCTTGATATCCTCAAGCTGCTTTTTACGGATCTTGACGTTCTCAGCCGCCTGTTTCTTGGCATCCTCCGTGCCGCCTTTAGCGAGAATCTCCTGCTGCCGGATCGCTTCATTGAGCGCCTCTTGCGCCGCACGTACACGGTTAAGCGCGAGGTTTTGTTTGCTCACTTCTGCGGTAGTCCGCGCCAGCGTAGCGCTGTGCTCTTTGGCTAACCTGTCGTTCTCCTTGGCAAAGTCTGTCATAATGCTGAGGGCTTGCTCCATGTTCGACAGTCTGCGAGTCTCTTTCTTCCCTGCGTACTCGCCGGAACCAGTCAGCGCATCACCCATCGCACGAGCTTTTGCCGTGACAACATCCCACCAGGATTTTTCCAGGTCTGCAACTTTCTGCTGCTGCTCAATGAGCGCGGCGTTGAGTCCTGAGAAATCGCTCGTGTTTTTGTACTCAGAGACAGCCTTAGCCGCATCTGAATATGACATTCCGACGCCGACCAGCTTCACGATTGCCTCGCTTGCGCTATCCTTCGTCGTGATAAACGTCTTTGCGATATCCTCAGCGCTTTTGCCTGATAGCAGGGAAAGCTCGCGTGTGGTTGTCGCTAACTCGTCGGCAAACTTGCCAGTAACGCCCGTTGTTTCCTGAATGGTTTTTGAGATATCTTTCAACTCGCTTTTGGTCGTGAATGCGTTATAGGCCATGTAACCCAACACACCAACTACAGCGCCGATCCCAACTTTCAGAGGGTTAATGTACTTGAGCAAGGCTTTGCAAGCGTTACCGATGCCGCCGAAAGAGTCCTTGATTTGTCCGCCCTGCTGGATCGCAACCAACCAAACAGGCATACCGCTAGCAAGCGATGTCGTGATGTCGGTAATCTGCGCCGGAAGCATTCGCATCGCCTGGCGATACTGCCCCATCGTGATCCCCAACTTCTCTACCTGCTGCTCCTGCTGCCGCAGTGCTGCGATGTATGGAGCGGCCTGTGCCGTCACTCCAAGCTGCGCGGCTTTCATCGCCAGCATTTCAGACTCGGTTTTGTTGGCGACTGCTGCTTGCTGCTCAAGCGCTGCAATGAATTTCTGCGCCTCCGCTGCTGCCTTGGCTTTCTGCTTTGACGCCTCAAGCGCTGCGCGTCCTTCCTCCGTAAGTGCTTTCTTTGTGGCTACCAGCTTGTTTTGCTGAGTCTCCAGCATTTCACTCAGGCGGAAAAACGATTCATCGGGGACGACGCCTTTCTTCCAGAGCGCGTCCAGTTGTGATGCGGCCTTTCTCAGCTTGTCCATTTTAGACGCCGTTGGATCAATGGCGCTCTGGATCTGCTGGAACTCTCTACGCTGGCGCGAAAGCTCTGTTGCAAGCTCTTTAGATTGCTGTCGAGCAACCTTCTCTTTGTCGATAAATTCACCTACACCGTCAGCCGCCTGGTGTGATGCTTCCTTAAACTGCCGCAGTGATTTGACGGCGTTGTTAAGTTGGGAAACGTCAACACCCAACGACAGACCAGCATATTGATCAGCCATAAGGTTTCCTCCGGATATTAAAAAAGCGCCCGTAGGCGCTTGTTTATTTTTCTGCGTGCATCATTTCGAGCGCTTTCTGCTCCATGATTCGCAGGTCGTTTAGTGCCATTTCTTTATCGTCTATTTTATAGATTTCAAAGAGCATAGGCAAAACGTTGTAATCAAAGCCGTAAGCGCCACCAGCGGAAACCCTCCATTGAGTCTGGAGGGCGCAGAAGATTTCCCAGGATTGATGCATGGTTTCATCCATGATTATCTCTGGCGGCTCCTCTCCCTCGTAGTCCGCTCGTGTCAAGCCTACAGCTTGAAGCTCTGCATCTGTGGGCGGCTTCTGGTAAAACAGGTAAACCGCCCGTTTTAGTTTTTTACGCGCTGACCTGCCAGAGCGCCCAAGTATGCACCAGTCAGAGCGAGCGCAGCGCCTGGATAATACTCTACAAGCTCACGCGCATTCTCTGCATTAAATTCTTCTTCCAGATCCCAACCGCTAGCCAGCTTCATAATGAAATCTTCGTCTTTGATAAAGTCGTCGCTCTCGTACAGCGCTTGCACCTCTTTCGCTTTAAGGTGGCGGACGGTAAACACAATGCGCCCTTCTTCGCCGTTCGGCATGTTGAAGGTCACTGGAAGTTTGAAGTCCGGCATTGGTGCGAGAGTCAGTTTGAATTTAGCCATTGCGATCTCCTAATAGCATTTTTTGTTAAAAATCGGATGTGTTGTTTTGATAGGCTGATTGTAAGGAATAAAAAAACGGGGCGCAAGCCCCGTTTAGATGTTAGCTGCTGCTAGGCGGCTGTGAGTGCTGCACAGAGTGCATGAAGCTGAATCGACCGCGCAGAGCGCAGGACAGAGAAACAGTTTCCATTTCGTTCATGGTCGTTTTCGGAATGTCGTTAAACGCCAGAACGCCAGACCAGCAACGGACTTCCTGAGCCTTTGGAATGTACATACGCATTGCTGCTGCCGTACCTTCCTGATCCAGCTTGCGCAGCAGATCATAGATTGGGCTTTCAAAGTCGTGAGCGAAAGTGTAGGTGATGGAAACAGCGCTCTTGTAGGTTGGAACCTGCTGCTCCTGATCGTCGCTCAGGCACTGATAGGTATAAAACTGCTGCTCGCCGCCGTCCTGAGACAGATCCTGGACACATGGAATTTCGTGCCAGTCTTTAATGCGAACCAGCGCTCCGTTACCGTTACCAGGGAATTGGTTGCTGTCGGTTACGTCCATCCCTTCGAGATACAGCACGTTAGATGAATCTTTCTTGCTAACACGCAGAACACGATCAACCATTTTACCCCAAGTGCTCTCAGTGATAATCACAAAGTCGCCAACATTTGATTCGGCATAAACATTTTGAGCGCCACCAGAGCCAGCCAGAGTTGCTTTAACCAGGTTGTGCGCATTATTGACCTTTTCGAATTTGGTTACGGTTGCGATTGCAGAGCGCTCGCTTTCAATGAAGATCTGCGATCCGTTAGGTAGATGCATTGTAAACTCCTTTCTTATCAAATCTAACAGCGAAACGCACCGGAATCATCCAGCCAGTTTCACTTTTTTGCACAGGGCAGACGTAGCCACCCTCCGAAATATAACCAGTCTCCAGCATTTTACCATCATCAAAGAAATCGGCAATATCTTTTGCCAGCTTCCGCGCCTTGTCCGTGCCGGACGCAGGAGGGAAAACGACATTGATTTGAACCATGCCAACGAAAACGCGATCCGTTCGGCGCAGTGAAACAATCTCGCTGTCAACTTCTTTGTAATGGTATGCGAGCCAGAGCTTACCGCATTTTGGCGGCGTAAACTCGACGTTCTCATAACAAATGTCGTACTCACCGCCGAACCATTTCGCAAGCTCCTTTCGAGCCGCCAACATTAACTCATAGTGCATTCTTTGCCCTCGACTCTCTGATCGCCTCCGCCATGAATGAGCGCAGACGTATTGCAACAATGCCAACGACACCAGCGGGAGCCTGTTTTGAATGCCCGTATTCCAGAGCGTTGGCGTAAATCAGCATGTTAGAAAAATGGATTGAACGAACCGCACCGCCGCCGCGCATGATTGCGCGAATTGCTCGCTTGCCCTCGGCAATGGTTTTACTTCCGTCCTTGTCGTACTGGTTAAGCGCGTGCATTGGCGGCTTGTTTGCTGTCACCTGCCAGTTTCCGCGAAATCGTCCGGTATCGACTGGCGAACCCTTAACGAGCGCGGTTTGAACTTTGCCAGCGAAAATCTCTATGCAATCCGCTAGCCCGTTCTCTACTGAGTAAACCCATTTATCAATGCTTTCATTGAATTGCCTGATCTGATAGTTAGCCACAAATTGAAACCCTCCGCAGGATTGGACGATACGCCGCAGTGATGTTAGTCTGGCGCACTGGTCGTGCTTCGGTGATCACATACATTTCACCGTCAACCTCGACGTGATAGCCGTTCTTTAGCTCGACCTCGTTTGTAAAGATGCCGATCTTGTCAGTGGCTCGGATGATTTCGCCGTCAATCTCTCGCGCTTTTGGTGAGCGAATCAGACCTTTGATTTTTACGGACTCCTGCTCCTCGTCAACCTCTACGCCGTCAACCATTCTCACACCATTCCGCTTGATGTGGCAACAAAACTCACCGTTCGCGTCACTGAAAAACTTGATTCCGGATGTAGCCATTCGCGCGATCTGCTTGTAGTTCATACGCACCCCCTACGACGTAAGCCAGTCATGATACTGAAACCGCCACCTTTGCGCTTGAGTAGCGTTTCGTACATTTTTCCCCACGGAGTCTGTCGGATTGTTCTTCCTGATTGGTCTGCGCTAACACGTCCGAACGTTTGGGAAAATTCACCGCTCAGGGAGAATCCGGTTACTCGCTGCGAGTATGATTCAATGCTTTCCCCTTCCTCCTTCATCGCGCCGTCAAGCGTCATGAGGTGCAGTGAGTACAGCGCCAGTCCTTTGATGTAGGCAGACCCAAGGCGACGCGAGCAAACAAACTCCTCCGCCAATTCAATCCACGCCGCAAGCAACCCAGGCTCAACGCCTTTCATCGGTGGAGCCAGTCTCCCGATCTGCTCTCCTACCTGTTCAAGCTCTTGATCTGTGATCATGTTTTCCTCCCGATACAACAAAGGGCGCATAAGCGCCCTATTGATTAAAATTCGCCGCCGTCCTCAAGTTGGGCTTTGGTCTTGCCCTCGTCAGGGTTTCGCTTCTGCTTCTTCTTCACTTCTTCGACGATTTTCTTTGTGGTTGCTGAGTCGTCTTTCACTGCAAGCTCGCCGCGACCAAACAGGTATTTGATGCCGTCCAGTTCGAGGTATTCAGCAGGGATTTCAAATTCTTCATCTGGCATGATGCGCTCGCGGTTGATGTGGATTGCGCACAGACCAGTGTTAACGATAGTTACAGTTTTGGACTTAGCCATTGCTATTTCTCCATAATAAAAAAGGGACTCTTAACGAGTCCCTATGGTATTACACGCCAGTGATTAATACAACAGTCAGTGGACGGTAAATTGTCAGGCCAGTGCACTTGGAGGTGCAAGGCACTTTAAAGTGCAGGTCTTTTGGCTGCGCTGGAAGCATGTTAAATGCTTCTGGAATCTCGATGGACATATTCATCGGATCTTTTTCGTAAACCAGCACGCCTTTGTTGCCGCCGCCGATATCTTCAAGCTCGGAAATGGCTTCAATGGTGATGCCGCCATTCTGTTTCTTGAAGTAGTCCAGATAGCTCTCGGTAGTTTCTGGCATACGCGCAGTCAGAACTTTACGCATACTTGGCGGAATCAGAATGGTGTTAGCGCGGTGCTGCCCGTTGGTCTGATTCTCCAGCAGTTCGATTGCGTGCTCCAGATCCGCCTCTGCCGCCTCCGGATGCTTGGTGTTGCCGTCTGGCGTCAGCCATTTGGTAGTTGCCGGAACTTTGGTGATGTTCGGATGGTCAAAGATGCTCACGATTTTGTGAGGCTTGGAGCCTTTAAACACCAGTTTGTTGATCAGCTGATCGTGTGCCAGTTGCGCGGCGTTTGCCTTGCGAGTTGACAGAGATTTGCCAGTGCGCATACCTGCTTTGATTTCGTCAATGGAGATCAGGAAAGCATTACCCAGGCGGAACACTTTGCCGAACTCGCTAGACATCAGAGCGTCAACGGTTGGCAGGTCGTCGGTGTAGTCAGCGATAATCTGAGCCAGACCAACTTTATCGAAAATCTGATATTCGAAAGTCTTGTCAGTGTCGGACAGTTCGTTAGTCACAGGGAAAACGCGCAGCGCGGAACCAGCAGGATACTCTTTTTCGTAAGCCTGAGATTTCAGTTTGTGCAGTTCCTGTGCAGTCCAGATACCAGCAGTACCAGCGTCCTCTTTCATGCCGCGAGACTGGAGGTGCGCAGATACAACACCGGATTCGTATTCGTCGTATTTCTTAGTCATGTTTTACTCCTTAAAACGGGGCGTCAAATAAACAACGCCCACATGATAGCATTTTTTGTTAAACGCGCAATAGGTTTTTGTGTTAGTTGAACGTGAACTCTTTGAAAGCAGTTACGCCGCTGCCGTCGTCAGCAACCCAATTCACCGTAATTGTTCCTGTGTAGTTGCCAGCAAACACAACCTTGTCTCCGTCGTTTCCGTTAGGGACGAGCATACCAGCTTCCGGCTTGTCAAGGCTCCACGAGCCGCGCTTGTTTGTTGCGTCGCCAGGCTCAACCGAAACCGTAAACAGGACGTTAGTACCAGCCCTTGCAGGGCTTTGAATATCGGTCGAGATTGAAGCCTCTGAAACTGGAGTGCCTTGCTCGATCTCGTCGTCAAGGTGAGCCATGTTTTGCAGGACTTGGATCTCGCAAATATTGTACAGGTTATTCAGCTTGTGCCAGCCGCCTGTGTAGTGCCAACCGGACACAGGCCAGCCAGTACGGGACGCAAAACCCTCATGGTTAACGTGCACAAGCTGGCTATGTGTTGCTGGTGAGTCGATATCTTTCGTTAAAACCCAAATTCGCCCGTGCGTTAGGATGCTGACTGGTTCATCCTTCATCGTTGCAGACATTCCGCGCTCGTCGGTTTCGGTGCAATACTGACTCCGAACCGTTACGCCACACGGCGCTTTGCTGCCGTCAAACTGGTCTGAAACAATCACGTAACCACTTTCCTGATCGTAGTGACCCCAAACGATTTTACCGCTCAGGATATGCGCGGTCGCTGGAGACACTACACATGAGCCGTCAAAGTTATGATCGCCAGTGTCGCCCAGGGTGCCAGGAAGGGCAACCCCTAACAAACTTCCATAATCAGACATTTTCTTTTCTCCAATAAAAAAGCCACTCTTTCGAGTGGCTATGTTAACAATCTATCAGATCTGGTGCAACTGCACTTCAACCAGCTTCACGCCGTCAAAGGTGGTCATTGCGCCTGTGTAGCTCCAGCCAGTAGTTGCACCGCTGCCGGAATCTTTCACTGCTCGGCCTTGCGCGTCAATTTTTACGTGACCGCCAAAGCCTGGCGCGGTGTCGCCGCTTTCGCCATAAACCATCCATACGCGACCAACAGTGATAACGTTGATACCGCCGTTAGCCTTGTAGACCATAGAGCCGTCGTCGGCTTCAGCCTGGAAGTGGGAGCGGATAGCTACGCCATAAGGCACTTCACTGATCTGTGCGATCTGCTGGATCTGCTTCACACCGTCAGTGTCAACGTGCACAACGCGCACAGCGTAACCAACTTTTACGTCTTTTGCTGGAACGTCGTTGTTTGCGTTGTCAACAACGCAAGCGCCGTCGATGTTGTAGCGGGAAGTGTCGGAAACCTGACCAGGCAGAGCGATAGACATTTCCTTGTGATAAGATGCTGAGATACCCATTTCAAACTCTCCTATTAAAGTTTAGCCAGACGGGAGGCCGGATTTAGAGCCTTTTCCTCACCATCTTCTTTGGTTGCTTTTTCTGCGTCGCCTTTGAGGGCTACGCGCTGAGCCGCCATTTTATCACAGTCAACAGCGAAATCAAAAGTCGCGTCAATGTACGCGTCGGATTTCTCGGAAACGTCCTTGCCAGTTACGGCTTTGATAACTGCCAGTTTCACGCCTTTAGCGTCCAGGCCGTCAGCTTTCACGCCTAATTCGCCAGCAGTGGCAACCAGTTTTGCCAGTTCTTCTGCGTCGGCTTTTGCCGCTGCAACAGCTTTTTCGATCTCAGCCGGAATGCCGTCAACCTTCTCTTTCAGGGCGTCGCGCTCGGCTTCCAGAGCGTCAGCTTTTGCTTTTGATTCGTCCGCTGCTGCGGAGATTGCGGTAATGTGATCGGCAACCTGCTTTGGAATGTCAAATTCAACAGCGCCGTCGAGTTTAATTTTTACAGTCATGGATTCATCCTCTTTGTTCGTAGAAACGTCGTCATGATACGGAAACTCTTGCTCGCTATCAAGATTTAATTTAGCGATGCCAGCGCGACCACGGAACACGAGTGCGATATGGTTTACGCTAATATTGGTCTGAACGGCGTCAAATCGCACCCAATCCTCACTGTCAGCTTTCCAGCCATCCGGCATATCTTCATCAAAGAAGTATTCGCCTGTGGCGTTGTTGCCCCAACCTGGCTTATCAATGTCAACGGAGGTGTAGCCCACGGAAAGCTCTGCCGCCTGTTTGCTTTTCGCTTTCTGGATCGCTCCTTTGTCGTAGATATTCAGCGGAACCTCAACGCCGATCCCGTTCGGGATGCCAGCGCCAGAGCACGCACCAACAACGACGTCTTTTGCGTTTTCCGGCGTCACGGTGACGTGACCAATCGTTACAGGCTTGCCGGAAAAGGTTTCCAGAGAGTCAGCCTTGAACACCTCGGACGCAGGGCGGAACTCTCGCCGCTCGCCGTATGGTGTCTGGTAGACCTGCAAGCCGATACGCGCCACAATCGGACGGTCAACTAAAAAGCCGTGCTCGTCGATTTTGGCCTTTACTTTCACACTATCAAATCGTTGTACCTTCTTCATAATTAGCTCCATTTCGGGATCGCCCAACAGCGGCAACCGTATTCCTCGCCAGGGAATGGGTGGATTTCGTCAATGCCGATCTCCTTACCTTCCCACTGTAGATGTTTTAAACGCTCTCGCTCGTCTAGCATACCATGCCAGTAATAGGCCGTCACCTTTGCATCAAGTAGGCGCTGGCGCATGAGGCGACTATTCCACGATCCGACAATGCCCGTCGCACGGTTGCCAGCCCAGGAGGAGTAAACCGCAAAGCGCTTTTCCGCCAGTTCGTTTACCTGATTGGTTTTCTTGCCCTCAAAGTTGGCTTGCCGGATCTTGGTTGACCAGTCAGCAACGATGTTTCCGAAAAGTTTTTCCACTGACTCCGCGCTCATGCTCAACCACTGCCCGTATAGCGTTTGATACCATTCCTCTTGCATGTTCGCGCCGTAGGCCATGAGCAACAGGATCACAGGATTGGATTTCCCGCCAGTGGCTTTTGCCACGCTCAACCACTGCTTAGAGTTGAACGAGTAGACCGCCGATCCGATTTGCGGCAACAGTGCAATGATGGACTGGATAAGCTCGCGCACAAAGTCCTCGATCTCGTTTTTGGCGTCGGAAATCTCCTGCTCCGTGGCGTCAAATTTCAGTGTGCGCGTCTTGCTGCGCATAAACACAACCAGATCGCGCACTGCTGATTTAATGGAGCGGCTAAGTTGCCGCTCGCTTGCCTCCGGAAACCGCCAGCGCTTAACCGTTGGTTTCATTTGGTTTTTCCTCCATGCCTGGCTCCGGCTCCTGCTCCGGCTCAGGCAGTTTGATGTTGTCGGTGTCTTTCAGTTTAAGCATTGGAGCGATGGCTCGCAAGGTGTCGCGCCCTTCTTCCACATCCATAAACTGACCTTCGATTGCCTTGCTGATTGAGTCGATATTCTTGTTCAAGATCTCTGCCTGGTCTTTGTCGCTCGGAACCGTAAGCGGATCGAACGATACAGACCATTCCACTTCTTCCACCAGGAACGGAATAATAAATTCCAGCACTGGCTTATAGTCCTCGACGCGTTTACGCTCGATCAGCTTGTGATAAGTCTCAAGCGCCGTGTTTTGGCTGGCGCTCACGCCGCCCGTGTTTTTATTCTTCAACACAATCTCGTGAATACCAGTCAGCGAAACGATGCGGTCGAGTTTCTTCTCCAGGAACTCAGACACACCGGAAACGTCAGAGTTTAGGATGGTGTAATCTTCATCCTCTGCGTCAATGCCGATTGCCCGACCTACGCCGCTCTCGTCGTCAACCTGCGCCAGACGTAGACGCGCCGCATATTCGCCCTCGCTGTCGTCGCAGATCAGAGACAAGCCTTTCGCTTTCCATACCGCCTGTTGTTTGCGTCGTAAAAGCTGTGTTGCCAGTTCTTCGCAGTAGTTATAGTCAAGAATCGCCTCAATCAGTCGCTTGTTGAGGATTGACGCGCCCCAACCGTCATTACTGCGGCGTTTCTCATTCGGCAAGCGCTCGCCGTCGATGATGCACACGCGGGAGTAATGCACCTCGTACTCCGGAATATCACCGCCTGGTGAAATTGTGTACATGAGAGGCTCACCGTAGCGCACTTTTCGTGCGTTGGTTTCACGCTTGGACACGCGCACCTGGTAGCGGTCATAAACGCGGATATCTTCGAGCTTTGCGCCAGGCTTCACTGGTGAAGTCAACATGCGACCGTCAGCCACAACAGCCACGATTGCAGCGCCGCCGAACAAGCGCGACCAGCACAGCGCATCAATGATTTTAGCGTTGAGCCTCATTTCGTCCCAAATAGACCGGAAAGCGGCCTCGTCTTTGATGCCGTCAATGGTAAAGCCTGGCGTCACCATGTCCTCCGCGATCACGTCAATGATTCGCTTTGCCAGTCCGTCAGCCTCGTAAAACGAGGAAAGGCTCTGCTTTGGCACATTCTGCATGTAGAACGGTTGCTCTGCGCGACCTCCGTTAAAGATTTCGTTGTACCCGTCCGCCTTGACGAGTCTTGCTTTGTTTGTCATTTCGCACTCCTAATAAAAAAGGCTGGAATAGTCCAGCCTTGATTATAACCACTTTTAGCAATTCGTGCTATTTCCGACGTAAGCCAGCAAGTTTTTTCATGCGAGCAACCGGATCGTCTGCCATGTTCATTTCGATGTTAACGGCGTCAAACACGTTATCGCAAATGTCGTCGTTGGGGTGCGAGTCGTCGAACGTAAACGCCGCCATTTCTGCCAGCAGTTCGTTTAGCAGTGGGTGCGACTCCGGCAGAACGACGCGACCAGCCTTGACCACTGGCGCACAGTCCATAGCGCGGGTAACTTTGTCTTTATCCCTCTGAACGGGATTTATATCAATCGGCAATTTTTTGCGCAGCCCTTGAATCAGACCCGTACCGCTCGCTTTGTCCTCGACGTGGATTTTACGCAGCACGCCGCACTCCTTGTTTCGCTTCCAGCATTGATTTGCGAACGCCTGGAAATTCACCTCAAGCTCTGGAGCCTCCCATTTCCCGCGCACGCCATCAATGAAGTAAACGCGATCCTTGAACATTCCCCAATAGCAGAAAACAGAGTAGTCGTTTAGCTCGCCCGTTTTTTGTGCGGTATCGGCGGTGATAAACGTATACTCAAAGCGATCCGGTTTCGGCAGCGTGGCTTTCTCGCCGCTCCCGTAATATTGGAACCACTCGATCCGGAACACGTTGCCGCCCAAGGCGATTGGCTTTTGCTGGTACTGCGACGCGAACGTATACGGATCAGCTTCGCGCAGCGCCAGCAAGTCCTTTGCGCTCTCCTTTGCAGGCCAGAATGAATAGTGCGCTACGCCGTCAATATAAACAGGCTCGCTCGTCAGCACATCCCGATCAAACTCCGGTTTTAACCAGTCAGGTAGCGAATCGCGGTATTCTTCCGTAACCAGTGCCGGAATGCTCACCACTTTAAATTCGATGCCGCCCATGCCGCCGCTGGTCATAAACCATGTCGAATCGTTGACGTGTAGCCGCTGCTGAACCATCACAATAGGCGTGGTGTCTTTCATTCGACGAGATCGCACGGTGTTTTTGAGTCGCATGTGCATCGCATCGCGGCGCACTTTCGAAAACATGTCGTCTGGCTTATCCGGATCGTCAAGTACCAGCATTCCGGTAAAGCCCTCGTCCATGTAGCCGCCACGCAAGCCCGTTACCTGTCCACCAATGGAGCGTGAGTTGACCTGTAGGCGCACTTTGCCGTTTAGGTTATTGACGATCAGGTCTTTGGCGCTCGCCTTTGCCAGCTTGCCAGGCCATAACTCCTGCCACTCTGGAGATCCGACAATCTCCTTGATGCGGTTGCTGTTTTGCTGCACAAGTCCATCAGAGAATGACAAGTTGAGGTTTCGCACCTTCGGACTCTTTAGCGACGCATACGGCGACATATGGATCGAAAAGATTTCCGTTTTACCAGAGCCAGGCGTGATGTTGAAAATCACGTTTTGTGACTCGCCGGAAATGATTTTCTCCACCTCGTCGCACAGGTAGCTGAAATGCCAGTTACCAAGGAATTTCTGACCCTGTAGGAGTTGGAACCAGATCCGGATCATCTTCTCGAACGAAAGCTCGCTCATTTCTTTAATGGCGCGTTTCTGCGCCACGGTTAAATCTTCCCAAATCAGCATTAGATCTTCTCCAGTACATCGCGCACAGCGTCGCGCACTTCCTCTGCTGTCACGTCGTTAATTGCCGCATTGCCGCCCTCAGCGTTAGCGCTCACGTTGATTTGCGCTGGCTGGTCAACGCCCAAGTCTTTACCGATGAATGACGCATTAATCACGCCGTTCGCCGCAAGCTGGAATTTCTGCTCATAAATCACGGAGTCGATAAACTCGATCACGTCGCAGTAACCAGGCTCTTTGCGCCACTTTTCCAGCGCACACTTTGACCATCCGCAGAACAAGCGCAATCCGTTTAGGGTGAAGATTCGCGGCTTGTGGATTTCGTCCTGATAGGTGCGACCCTGGAAGGATGCCGTTTCCGCCGCTTTAAAGGCGTTTGCTTCCGCCCACTCAAAGTATTTGATCGCATTCTGCAACACGGTTTCTGGCGTGTAGCGGCGACTGCGCCCTAACTCCACGATGTCGCCATAGGTCTTGTTATACAGTCGTTTCATGTTGTAAGCCTGGAAAGGCTTTTTCTCTTTGCTCATAAAACCCTCCTTTGTTGGAGCCTGATTATAACAGGCAAACAAAAAACCCCGCAATTGCGGGGTTATGTCTTAGTCCAGATATTCAACGGAGCCAGGCTTGCCGCATGTCTCCTCGAACTCAATGCACTTGGCAATGCGCCGTAATTCGCCTCGAACCATCCAGCGCTTTTTCTTGCTGTTCCACGTCGCGGAAGCGTGCAGACCGTCTTTGGCTTGTTTCTTTGTCACCTTTGAGGCTAACACCAGCAACAGGACGGTAGCGGTTAAGAATCCAGAGATAAAGCCCATTATATGCTCCTTACTAAGTCAACGTTAAAGCTATGGGTGTGCGGGTTGGCGCGTGACTGCTCTTTTGCAAACTGCACCGCCTCAACCTCATTGTCTGCCACAACCTCGCATTCAAAGGTCTGTCGGCAAGACTTGCACATCATACCCATCTTGCGGATAACAAGGCGAACCTTCCAGCGCTTCATGATTTACTCCTGAAAAAGAGTGATGCGTCTTACGGCTAAACCTGCACATCACCGTTGTTAACGTGGCTATCGCGCCACCCGTTCGGCAGCAAGGCCGCTCTTATGTCCACGGCGCTAAGGTTAACCAGTCAGCGCCATGAAGTCAATCACTCGCGGTCAAAATTCTTTCCCCAACGTCCGCGCAGATATCCAGCCAGCCAGATAAATTGCGTTTTTGTGAGCAGGGTGGAAACTGGCTGGTAGTGCTTGCAGATAACGCCAGCGGCGATGCGATCATATTTCTCGTCCTTCTGCTCGATGCGATCCGCAATCTCTTTCACACACTCACGCGCCGCACGCTTAACGATGTTGAATTCTGCCTCATTCAATCCGAACATTTTATAGACCTCTGCTCTGCCAAAGTTGGAACATCTGGAAATAGTTTAAAGCTGCTTTCTGGTCGCCGCGCTCAAGTGCTTCTTCCTGCTTGCGTGCGCACCACTGCGACGGTTTTTCGTAGTTATCCATGTAATCACCTTCTGAAAATTTGCGCCTCGTGTAGAGCGTTTGAGGCGCTTTAAATGCTATGCGATTTTAATAAATTTCTTCAAGTAGGTTTCGAATGTTGTTTAGCGTCTTGAGTTTGTAGCTATCCCACGCCGCCGAACCTGGCTCAAGCTCTCGCGGCGAACCTGGCGCTGCGGTGCTCATTTCGTCGATGATGGTTGCTACCTCGTCAACAATCAGATCTTTGATGTGCTCGACCGCCTGGATGTTCTCTACGGATTCGAACGCCTGAACCGAGCCGCCTAGCACGCGATGCTGCGCCATTGCCTCGCTGCGGGTTTCCCACAAGCGGACGCGCTCTTTCTTGTTCTCGTTAGTGCCGATCATGTAGCGGTGTACAAAAATCATTCGAAACCCTCCATCAGTTCATTCTTGCGTTTCCAGTCCTCGACCGCCTTTGCGGTGTAACCAGCCTCCGCACGCCATGCCGCCAGATTCGCCTGTTCGGTTCCTGCTGGCATCAGTTTTTGCTCAAGCTGCATAAACATTTCCTTTGCAACCTCTGAGTCGATGTGACAGGCCGACAGGTTTCCGATGTCGATGCGCCAGCCCAGGGACTCAAGGAGTTGTCGCGCTTGCTGCACTGAAAGGTTAATCTGGATCATTCTTCCTCCACACGGTCAAATTTAATCAGCGGCGCATTTTTCAGCATTGCCACATCTGGATCGTACTTATCGAAAATCACCTCGTAGCAAGTGCCGCAGTCGTCAATCACAAGGCCGTATCCGCTATCGGTTGCCACAAGCTCATACTGGCAACCCGCCATGATTGCACCGTAAGTGCGACGCGCTTCAAAGTAGCTTTCTGTAAACACTGCCATTTCGTTTTCTCCTCAGTTCGTTTCGATGGGGTAACTATATCAGGCTACCCCATCGGAGTTTTAGCAAAAAGTGCTATTTTACTTCTGGAGGTTGATTAACCCATCAGCCAGCACGCGCACAACTTTCGCATGAGTCAGGATGTTCTCGCCCTCTGGCACACGCAGAATTTCGCGTAGCTGTTGCAGCACTTCGGCGTATTCGTTGCGAGGTGTGGCGCTCGCATAGATTTGACCGTCGCTGATTTTTGCATCCTTGATTTCAATTCCACCATCTTTCAGCATTCGCCAGCCTTTACCGCGACCGATACCAATGCGCATTTCGTAGATGGTTGATTGCAGAGTTTTCTCCTCTGGCATGTTGACGCGCTCGAACTTGCCGACCCACGCAAGGCGAACGGATGGTTTACCGTCCACGCGGACAACAACCTCGTCGCCCTCGTCATTAATCACAATCACGCGATCCTTTGATAGCTCGTGCTGCACCTTGTACAGTTTGCCGCCAGTGAAAAATTCGCCGTTGATGGTTGGACGCGCAAATTTGCTCATTTTACAATCTCCCAATCTTTACCGTTAATGTGTACAGAGCGTTCAAGTCTCGTATAGCATGGAGAGCCTAACTCCCCAATGAATTTGTATGTTCCAGCGTAGCGGCCTGATTTGACCAACTCCGCCTCGTAAATCTTGCCAGGCTTAATCCACGGCGTTTCGTCGTGGTCTGTGCGGATTTTTACCAGCATGAGATTTCTTCCTCTGCGAAATAATCAATGTCATGCTGCGTTACTGGCGCGTCAACCTCTCGCGCATCGCGGTACAGATCAAGAAGCTCGTCCGCGATTTCGCAACCTTTGCGCCAGGAGTACATGTTAGCCATATGGCGACCCCAATCGCGCGGATTCTTGAAGCCGTAGCGCCGGATGCTGTGCGCCGTTGTTTTGCTGTCTCCCCAACGCTCCTCTGCGATCTTAGTGAATGCGTTGACTACCATTTTGCGTACTGTGGACATTTTTCTTTCTCCTGATTGGTTTCACTCGACAAGAGGCACTTTATCAAATGCCTCTTAGCAAGTTTTAGCAATTCGTGCTATTCAGCGCCTAAGAACTCACGAACACCTTGTTTCTTCCCGTCGTGATGCCCTGCCATCATTCCCGCGAACATCATCAACATGCCGCCGAACCACGTTGTGCCGTCGCCAGCAAGCCACGATCCGAGAATTAAAAGACCGCACATTAACAGGAATTTTCCTACTCGCTTCATCCCAAAATCTCCTCGCAAATCTGATCAACTGTCGCCATAGGGTTTCCGCTTACAAGCTCGTAGTCGTGCGTTACGATGCGGTGATGGTAGCCGTCCAGGTTGAGGTAATTTCTGCTGTCGCCGTCGAACGTGTAGCCGTCGCGGTGCAGTCGGCAAATGTGAACCTCAATCCCTGCGCTCACCAGCGGCTTAACTTCCTCCGGAAAGCCGCCGTCTGTGATAATCACTGGCACCTGGCTGTCGCGGATAGCCTCAGCCATAATCATCCCAAAATACTGGTCGCCAAACTGAGGTTTAATCACGTCCTCGCTAATCCAGATCATAAACTGGCGCGGCGATTTACCATTCAGGAACGATTGCGCTTTTTCTTTCCGCTCCCTGTCGTCATACGCTTGCATAAACAGGCTGAAACGATAATCGCCCAACATCGCCTTTGCGATCTTAAACATCGGCTCTTTGAATGAGCGCTTAACGACGTATCGCGGCGCGTGCTTGCACAGCAGATTCCCGATGGTGTCTTTTCCAGCCCCTGGTGGGGCGTTGAGGATGATAGCCTTCTTCATGTTATGCTCCTACCATTGCGATTGCGAAAGCGCTTAATGCGCAGATAACGGTGATTGCCGTCATAGCGATAATCTGAGGCTTGCGGGTATGGAATGCCGCTTTTGTCGTGATTGGCTCATAGTTGAATGACCGATCCCGAACCGCCTCGCGGATTTCCCGAACACTAAAACCTGATACGATGCCGCCGACCTCTGGCTTTTGGTTGTAGTAAACAACCTCGCCGCTTACGACATAGTAGAACTCGTGGTTTTTGTGCTTGTAGATTTCCATGTTTATCTCCTTTGCTTCGTTGTTCTCGACAAGGCACACTCTATCAAATGTGCCTTAGCAAGTTTTAGCAAAAAGTGCTATTTAGATATCTTCTGGCTCGTCACCATCACGGATGTGGTCATAGATGTTGAAATCCGGATCTGCACCCCTGGCACGCAATGCCGCTTTCGGGAACACCATAAAATACCATTCGTCGCCAATCAGGAAGTACACGCCAAAGTTTCGCCCAAACACCGCCTTTGTCGCCTCTACAGGAATGCGCACGCCGTAGAACTCTTTGCACTCTTCAAATTTCAACATGATCACACCTCGAATTTCATAAAATTGCCGTCTGTTTCGTTTTCGCCGTTATCGTCCAGGCCGAACTTGTACACGTAGCCGCTTTCCGGATCCGTGTATTCGTAAACCGCGTATCGCCCGACGTCGCCAACGTATTTTAGGTCGTAGTCCTTGCCCTGCTCAAACAGGGCGTAGGTTGATTTGATGCACTTCATTATTCACCTTCCAGCACACACAGCAGAACCGGATCAATCATGTCGTGGCGGCGTGGTGTTTCGCTGTCGTTTCGTGACCAGTGGCAGCAACCGCCGAACTTTATTTCCCTGACCAGTTTACCAATGAATACCTCTGAGTAAGGCACAACCGTATAACCTCCAATCTCGTCCAGCAGGAACAAGGAAAGCTCACCATCAATTTTGTCTACCGCCTTGTACAGTTCGTATTTCATTCTACAATCTCCGCTTCTGAGCCAATGGTGAAAGTTAGTGTTTGAGAGTTAAATTCGCAGTCCGGGATCTCGTCTGCCTGTCCTGCTGCGAAATCGTAGCCGTGATAAATCAACTCCGCCAGGCTTACATCTACAGTGCCGTAGCCACTGGAAACCGCTTTTAGAGTGAGCGGTAATTTCACATTCTTCATGCCAGTGTAGCCGCCAGTTGTTTTAATCGTTGCTCGCATTTTGTTTTCCTCTCGCTGGTTGGTATGGGTGCATTATAACGGGGTTGCTCACCCCGTTTTTAGCAATTCGTGCTATTTTGTCACGATGTGGAAAGAAACATATTCATTTGTGTGCGTCGCCACAATCGCTGTATCGACTTGTGGGAGGCTCAAAATTTCCTTGAGTGTTTGGCTTACGTTACCCTGAAAACCCCATACACGCACCATTCTGTGCGATTTTGGCGGCATTCCGGCAATCATATCCTGCGCTGTGTTTGCGCTTGGCTCTACGTTGTGCGAAACAATCATTTCAATTCCTCCACGCCGTGACTCTGTAAGTGGGAATGTGGCTTGTCGTATTCCGTCACCTGATAGGTTGTGATCCCCAAGCTGCGGAAGTGCTTAATCACGTTTGGCGAATCATCAAAAGCGCATGTAATGTGCTGCAACCCAATCGTGCGCAACACCTCCTCTTTGATGATGGTGTCTTTGCGGTTGTCCTCTGCGCGGCGCATAATCATCCAGTCGTATTTCACCTTGTGGCGGTCGAGCCAGAGAATTGTTTCGATCTCGACTTCATCGCTTCGACCAGTCAGGATAACCACGCCCATCCCAGCAGCCCAAAGCGCATTAACCACATCAATGGTGTCCTGAATCGGTGCATCATTCTTTGCAGCACGGTTAAACTCGCTCCAGCTTTCGGTGAGGTGCAGGTCTTTCGTTGGCAGCAGGTGCAAACGGTGTGTGCCGTCCGCAAGTGTGCCGTCCAGGTCAACGATAACCACGCCTCGCGTGGCTCGCAGATGATACGTGTGTCCCCAAAGCTCAAATTTCAACATGATTATTCCTCCACCAGTACAAGGCGATCAGTGCCAACCGCGATAAAGAATTCCGCCGCCGTCATTGCTGACTTGATAACCACATCGTCACGGCGAACCATTACGCTATTATCTTCCAGCCAGTAGGTCAGGCCGTTGTTGATGTTGCGATATTCACGAGATTTCATTTTGTGCTCCTCAGTGTGTTTCGTTTCGATGGGGTTACTATAGCGCAACCCCGATCTGGTGTTTTAGCAATTCGTGCTATTTGTGCAGGATAATCACAACCCAAACCCAAAGGATTGACAGCAGGGCAAGTGCAACCATTTCTTCAATAATCATAAGATCTCAACCCCTGTTGACCGTTTCAAAATTGCGTTGCGTGCATCGCGCAACTCGTCCTCGTCCAGCAGTCGCGCCGTGCCAGTGGCAACCATAGCGTCGATTGCTTTTTGCACACCCTGCGCCGTGCGGATATCGTCCGGCATCGCTCGCCAGGTTTCCGGCTTCATCTTGTAGTTGAGCGATTTCTGCAACGGGTTATCATCGCTGTAGCTCTTGTATGTGCACAGCTTTGTGCCGCTGGCGATATCGTAGAACACCAGGGCGCGGCTCTGCTCATTGGTCAGGCCGTAGATGTGCACGCCGTGTTTCAGTGCGTAGTTACGTGCTTGAGCGGTGATTTTCATTTCTTGCCATCCATGATGTACGCCAGGTCATTGAGCCGTTTTGCAATCTCACGCGCTTGGTCAGGCGTGTATATTCCGCGCCACGCGATTCTGTCGCCGTCAAAGCATCCATCAATGTGGATCTTGTCGTGTCGCTCATATATTTTCATTTCGTCGCCGTGAGTGTCGGGGTGGATTGTCTTAACTGCCATGATTTACTCCGTGTTGTTTCGATGTGGTGATTATGCCCCACTCGCGCGGGGCAGTTTTAACAAAAAGTGCTATTCAACCAATCAGGGCGAGAGCCAGCGCGATAACCTGCAAAGTCAACCCAAGCACACCGCACGCGATAGCCGCCACAAGCACAACCTCCATCGCATCGCGAGGAGAGAACATTTCGATCAGCTTTTTCATTATTCGTCCTCCATCATTTTCTTAATCATGTCCTGGTACATCCCGACCATCTTGATTGCACCCTCTCGCTCGTCACCTTCCAGGTGCATAACGCTTGGCATGAATCCAAGGAGCCTTTCAGCAAATCGGCGGCGCTCCATTGCCTTGATGCGCGGCACATCCTTTTCGCTGAACACCTTGATCGTGGGTTGCTTGTTGATGGTGATCGAGAATCCGATTGCCCGATCTGCTCCATCGGTGCGACGGACTTTGACCCTCCCGATCTCCTTGATTTCGCCTACGCGATTCATAACCGTGCGAATGTATGACGCCGTGATTTTGTTGCGGTCAACCTCGTTGAGTGCCTGGTCAAGCTGGAAGTCGCTGAAGAAAATCTCGTCAATCTCTCCGGTTGCCAGGCGGACGCTCTCACTACGCAGCCAATCCGCAAACTCAGCGCTGGTCTTTTTCATCGCATTTTCTCCGTTTAGTTGTGTTTCGCTTTCGGGGTGTATCATACGCATCGCTTTGAACGGTGTCAAGCGTTCTATTTGTTCTGCATACGTTTCGAAATCTGCGGAAAAACAATTTTTACTGTAAGTGCATGATTCCATTGATGTTTGATTGCTGTTCTTTTGCTGTTCACGCGTTCTCCGACCTCAGCCCATAGAGATATAAATAGATATAAATCCCCACACCCACACACGGGCGAGCGGAATAGCTCATATTTTAACCTATACCCACATACAAAAATGTATGAGGGTATGCCATACCCCATAGAACAATGCAAACAAAAAGAAACAATTATATAGATATATATAACTAACTCTTTGATTTAATTATATATTATAGAGTGATAATTTTGTTCTTTTTGTTCCGAACGTTTCGCTAAAGTGCGGAGGGTTCTATTTGCAAACAGCGAGAACAAAAAGAACGCTGATTAGTTTTGTGTTTTCTCGCGTTATGAAACAGAAAACAACATTCCTCCCTCGTCTGATACACATCACACATCACACACACGAACAATGACAAAACATGATTACAGCATGACGACAAATGACAACTTTTGACGATTTGTGATTATTCCAACTATTCCAGAATCACGGAATAATCGACACTCATTGGAATAGCACTTTTTGCTAAAACTCCCTGATCGGTTTCGGGTACATTACACACATCGAAACGAACTGAGGAAATGAGCATGAACATCAGCAAAACCACTTTCAACATCGCAAAGAAACGCGGACTTGAGCTTACCATTGAGGACTTGGGCGACTATATGGCTCTGTGCATTTGGGAGGCTGACAACGATTGTGAATGGATGTGCAGCTATCGCATTGAGCACGACAAGCTGACCTGGAACGGCAATGTGTATCTGCGCCAGGATGTGAAAGAAGAATTACCAGCGACAATCTTTGACGAGCGCCAACTGCGCAACGTGATCAAGTTTATCGCAAGCTCATGCCCGCAGTGCTTTTGAATAGCACTTTTTGTTAAAACCAATCAGGAGCAATCCGGCATAATACACCCATCGACAACATGAGGAGCAAAACGATGGAATCACAAATCGACGTCAAGGTTATCAAGCGCAGCAAAGAGCTTACGCCTGGCATCTTCAAGAAAGGCACTGAGATCACAATAGACCTGGAGGAAATGGAGTGCTATCACTCCGGCCTGGTCTGGAAGGTGGTTCGCGTCGATGAAAAGACCTTTTCGCTGACTGACGGTAAAACTTTGATGGAGGTTATTTAATGAACGAAACATACCAGGTCGTGATTATCAGTCGATACACAGGGCGCGAGACTGTGCAGTATTACGGCGGGAGCGCGAGCGATGCTATCGACACATACGAAATGATCAAGAAGTCGCACACGACGATGAAGCAATTCAAATTGCAGATGCGCAAATTTAAACCAGTTGTGATGATGGAGACTGAATAATGAAAGTGACGAAAGAGATTCGCGGATTCTGCCGCAACAACGGAATGAAGATTTATGTCAGCGGCGAAAAGCGCAACCTGTTTAACCTTTATGATATGCGCGACGACAGGCTAATTTGCAACTTTGAATTGCTCGGCGGATTTTTGATTAAGGGCAAAAATAAAAAGCTGAATGAGGCAACCTGGGCGCTGCTGCCGTCAATGATTCACGACGAGCAACAATTAGTGAATACGATCAAGATTATCAAAGGCGTTATTTTTGAGGGTGCAAAATGACCGTTTATTTCCAGAACATCGAAACGCTGGCTTATTATCAGATCTCAGGCAATCGCGTGCTGCGCTGGTTTGAAGATAAATGTCAGTGGCGACGCTCGGAGCATTTACGCCCTGCTGATATGGCGCACTATCCATTCATCGGCGTGAGAAAAAGCACTTTTTGCTAAAACTTAAATTCTAAACCTGGTATTATACAAGCCAACCAAACAATAACAGAGGAAATGGAAATGAGCATCAAAGTTGACAACGTTATCAAGCACTTAGAGAAAACTGGCTCCGTGAAAATCAAGTTAGACAGGGCGAGCGGACTTTCTCAAATGACTGTCAACAAACGCCAGAAGGGAAATTATGTTGTTGGTGTACATCCCGGCTCTCGACTGGCAATGATGAACCTGGCAGATTTACGCGCTGAATTAATCGCAAACTCAATTTATATTGAATCCTGGAGCTAATGCGCTCTGACTGGTAATAAAGGGCGGACACTTGCGCCGCCCACTGAAATAAAACATAAAGGAGATAATAATGGCTGTTGATTTCGCTCAAGATGGTTTCTTTGCTCGACTCCAGGAGGCTGAGAAAGCAGGTTTAAATAAAGAGGCTGCGCTTGAGGTTGCCTATAAATTGCGGACGCTTGAGGATGCCTTGGGCGATATGGATATGGATCACGAAAGCGGTGTAATGTTTGCAGATCCAACGATGATTGTTAATGACTGCGGATGCAACTTTGATCCAGCGTGCAAGCGTTGCTTTCCATTCTGAGGAGTGAATTATGAAAGGTCTTGTTTTCTCAATGTTCGACGGTAGCGGATATGCCGCTCTGCCTTGGGCGAAAGATGGTTATAAGGTGATTTGCTTTAACGCAGATGAAGGTGATCACGGTTCGTACCAGTCAGTGCGTGTGCAGCATCCCAACATCGAATATGTTAACGCATGGATTGATAGCGACTTTGAATTTCGCGCACGGCATGAGTTTTACGGAAAGCCTGATTTCATTATGGCCTTCCCGCCATGCACAGACCTGGCAAACTCCGGCTCACGACACTGGAAGCGCAAAGCGGAAGAAAACCCGCACTTTCAGCGCGACGCCGCGAACACCTGCAAGATTGCAGCGAATATTGCGGACAGGTTCGGCGTGCCGTACATGATCGAAAACCCTGTAGGCAAGTTGTCAACGCTATGGAGAAAGCCGGATCACAAATTCCATCCGTGTGACTTTGGCGGCTACATCCACATTAAGGACGAGGCGCACCCCGCTTTCCCTGACGTGATACCAGCGAGCGACGCCTACAACAAAAACACTTGCCTGTGGACTGGCAACGGCTTCAGGATGCCTGAAAAACTACCAGTCGAGCCTGTCGGAAACGACAATCCAGGCTGGAAGAAGTTAGGCGGCAAATCATCGCGGACAAAGTTAATCCGCTCGCTCACTCCGCGAGGCCTGGCAAACGCAGTTTGGTTAGCTAACAGCAAATAGCACTTTTTGTTAAAAGCGGGTCATTCGGATCCGCTATTATCTCCCCAACGAAACAACATGAGGAAAACGAAATGACCATTACCCGCGCAATCCGTAACTCTGACAACAAACTCATGAAATGCCGCTGGCACGATGAAAAATTCCAGGTTCGCCACCTGGCGAAAGGGTCAAAGTGGATGGACGCAGACATCAACGATTTCCGCACCATCAAGACGCGCACAATCAAGTGCACTTATGTTGACCACTCGCTGCGCCACAAGAAAACCTTTAAGGCTGGACAGCGTTACCAGGTTGAGCAAGGGCGCGTGTTGGGTGGCGTTGCTGGATATGTGTTTGACGAGGACGGCGACCGCTTCACCCTCTATCGTGAGGAGGTTGGCTTTTCTGCTGGTGGTGCTTATCTGTTCGAGGCTAAATATTCATGATTCAAGGTGTTGATTATGTGCGTCACGTTCCAAAGTCTATGCTGGAAAACCGTTTCAAGGTTATTGAGAGCAACATTTCAACCTTCACGCCTGGCGAAACGGTTTATCAGGTTCGTGACAAAGGACAAAAGCTGTTGATTGGTCACACGTTCCATCGCTCGCTTGATTTCGACCGCGAAACGCTGGAATGTCACAGCATTGTGGACGGTCGATTGCTGGCAAAAGTTGAACGGATCAAATAGCACAAATTGCTAAAACGCTGTATGCTTGGTTGCTCTATAATTCAGGGCAACCAACAAAGGAGAATAAAGAATGATGTTTTTCGAGTCACAAGCAATGTCACCCCAACAAATTATCGCAGCCGCAGAGTCACAAGGTATCTCTCCGGTTCGCGTAGCCATTACTGCAAATGGTTACTCTCGCTCTGCGTCATTTTGGGAGGACGTGAAAGACATTAACGCTGGTAATGACCGCTACCCCGTCATTTCACTCGGAAATGATGTTGACGTAGTAGGCAAGCTCTCCCGCAACCTGGCGGAGTCGGTGCAGTTTCCGGCGTCCTCCGCATACATGCATTTCTTGGGCTGCGTGTCCGCCTCAATGCTTGGGCGCTTCACCGTTGAGTATCACGGCACAGACCAGCCAACGGCGCTTTATGTTGTAACCAGTCAGCCACCGTCAACGGGTAAATCTGCGATTAACTCTATGGCGATTGCCCCGATTGTCTGCGAGGTTGAGCGCATCAACGAGCAACGCAAGAAAGAGCGCAAAAAGGTTATGGCTAAACTGGCTGGCCTGGCTAAAGAGATGAAGCAAGAGCGCTCCGGATCCGATATGGCTGCGCTGTATGAAGAAAAGGAGGAGTTGGAGGAAAAACTTGAAAAGATGTGCGACATCGTGTTTCCGGTTTCCGATACCACGCCAGAAGGTCTGGCAAAAATCAATAACCGCCAGGGTAACTTTGCTGTGATCTCGGACGAGGCAACCAGTATTAACTCCCTGCTCGGCTTGACCTATTCCAGCGGCGAGCGCAAGACAAACTCAGAGCTTGTGCTGAAAGCATGGGACGCCGGACACGTAAGCATTGCCCGTGCTAACGCCGACAACAACATGAGTTTTAAGGCGCTTGGTTGTATGTCAGTTATTGCGCAGGATGAAACAATCAGCGGCATTATGGAGGCTGGCGCTCGCGGTATCGGTGTTTCTGAGCGTTTCCTGCTGGTGCGTGAGGAGTCATTCTTAGGCCGTCGCTCATTCGTTGACGACAACGGCGATTCAACATTCCAGCCAGTAGACGCCGAAATGAAAGCGAACTATTACAAGCTGATCCACAACATTATGATCGAGCAGGATGTGAAGTTGAAAATTAGCCCCTCCGCTATGCGCTGCTTGAACAAGGCACGCCAGGCTCTTGAGCCAGAATTGGCTGACGGCGGCAAATTCTCGCACACAATGCTACGCGGTGCGCTCGGTAAAATGGATAAGCAAGTTATCCGGATCGCGTCTGTGCTGCACGTCGTTCGCAACTGGTTTAGCTACAACGGCGAGCCGTCACGCTCTCGTGAAATTGACGTTGACACAATGCAAGAGGCGCTCTTGATGTTCGACGAACTGAGCAAGACCTACATTAGCGCGGCGAACGCATCAGGTCACGCTGGCGACGATGCCGAAATGGGTAAACTGATCGATATCATTGCGCGTCACGGCAAACAGGGCAAGGGGATTACCTGCGTGCGCTCAATCTACGAGTCCGCCCGTAAAATCCGTCCGTTCCTGGGGCAAGCTGGCGTCCTCAAGCGCATTGAAACCGCGCTGCTGCCAATGCTGGAGGAGAGGAATTACATTTGCGTTATGGGTGGCAAAGTGTTTGTTAATCCGGCTCTGTTGGGGTGATTATGTTTCTTCTGGATCTGTATAAATTCTGCGAAAGTTACGATTGGTTTAACCGCCAGCACCTGGCAAG